TTCTCAAACTTCTATTACGCAGAGGATTTCAACGCTTGGGAGAATAATAAAAATACAATTAAAGAATCTAGAATTATACTCCCACTAATTTCGGAAGATGGAAATGTATTCGGATATCAAGCAAGGTCTCTTAACAAAAATTCAAACCTTCGCTATATCACTACCATCTTGGATAAGCAATATCCTAAACTATTTGGACTTGATCGTATAAACACAAATGAAAATATCTACGTTACAGAGGGTCCGTTCGACTCTCTTTTCTTGTCTAATGGACTGGCGATGTGTGGCGCTGATGTTGTACTTGACGGGGTACGTTATCCTAGTCGGACATTTGTTTACGACAACGAACCAAGAAACAAACAAATCGTTGAACGATACGAAAGGTGTATTGACAAAGGAGAGAGCATTGTAATTTGGCCAGAGTCAGTTAAGGAAAAAGATATCAACGATATGGTCTTGACTGGACATGACGTACAATCCATGGTAGAATGTAACACCTATTCTGGTTTAGAAGCAAAAGTAAAACTTAGTCTTTGGAAGAAAATATGAGCAACGGAATCAAAGTTAAAAAGCGTGATGGGTCTACAGAATCTCTTAATCTTGATAAGATTCATAATATGGTAGAATGTGCTTGTGGTGGTCTCGCTGGGGTATCTCCATCGCAAGTAGAAATTAACTCTGGTATTCAATTTTATGATGGCATTAGCACCAATGAAATCCAAGAAATCCTTATTAGGTCGGCTAGTGACCTCATTGACCTTGACACTCCAAATTATCAGTATGTTGCTGCTCGTCTCCTTTTGTTTGGTCTATATAAGCAAGTCTTTGGAAATAATTGGAAGAACGGTTTCCCTACAATAAAAGATCACGTATACCACGGTGCTTGTAGTGGTATCTATGATATGCATCTTCCTTCCAAATATACTCATGAAGAGTGGAATAAAATTAATAGTTTTATTGACCACGATCGTGATTATCTTTTTACATATGCTGGCCTTCGTCAGGTAGTAGATAAATATCTGGTGCAAGATAGAAGCAGTGGAAGTGTTTTTGAGACACCACAATACGCTTATATGTTGGTTGCTGCAACCATCTTTGCAAACTACCCTCAGGTAAATCGTCTATCTTATGTCAAACGATACTACGACGCAATCAGCAAACACAAAATCAACGTGCCAACACCCATCCTCGCAGGAGTTAGAACACCACTTAGACAATTTGCGTCTTGTGTTCTTGTTGATAGTGATGACACCCTCGACAGTATTTTTAGTAGTGACATGGCTATTGGTCGTTATGTTGCACAACGCGCAGGCATCGGTATCAACGCAGGTAGAATCCGTGCTCTCAATAGTAAAATCAGAGGGGGAGAAGTTTCTCATACAGGGATTATCCCATTCCTCAAAAAGTTTGAATCAACTGTCAGATGCTGTACACAAAACGGGATTCGTGGTGGAAGTGCTACGGTCCATTTTCCAATCTGGCACAGAGAAATAGAAGATATCATTGTATTAAAAAATAACAAAGGAACTGAAGATAACCGAGTTCGTAAGTTAGACTACAGTATTCAAATTTCCAAACTCTTCTATGAAAGATTCATCCGTAACGAAAACATTTCTCTCTTCTCTCCCCACGACGTTCCTGACCTTTCTGATGCTTTTGGGCTTGCTGGATTTGATGAGTTATACAATGTTTATGAACGAGATGAGTCTATTCCAAGAAAAACTATCGGAGCTCAAGAATTATTTCTTTCACTACTGAAAGAGAGAGCAGAGACTGGTCGTATCTATATCATGAATATTGACCACTGCAACGAGCATTCTTCGTTTAAAGATAAAATTTGGATGAGTAACCTCTGCCAAGAGATTACACTACCTACTAATCCTCTACAGCATATTGATGACATCAATGGTGAGATTGCCCTGTGTATTCTGTCTGCTGTTAACGTAGGCAAGATTAAGCACCTCGATGATCTAGAAGAGCTCTGTGACCTCTCTGTGAGGGCGCTGGATGAGTTGATTGATTATCAAGAGTATCCTGTAGTCGCTGCTGAAGCATCCACCCGTAACCGCCGCTCGCTGGGTATTGGATATATTGGTCTTGCTCATTTTCTTGCCAAGCATCAGGTTAAGTATTCAGACGAAGCTGCTGCTCATCTTGTGTATGGTCTGACCGAAGCATTTCAGTATTATCTACTGAAAGCGTCTAATAAACTTGCTATCGAAAAAGGCAAGTGTGGTTACTTTGATCGCACCAAATATGCTGATGGTATTCTTCCTATTGATACATATAAGAAAGATGTAGACGAAATCGTACCTAATACTCTCCACTATGATTGGGAATCACTCAGGGAATCTATCAAACAACACGGTCTTAGGAACTCAACATTATCGGCACAGATGCCATCGGAGAGCAGTTCTGTTGTGTCAAACGAGACAAATGGAATCGAACCTCCCCGTGCATTTTTGTCCGTTAAGAAGTCCAAGAAAGGAGTTCTTAAGCAGATTGTCCCCCAGTATCAAACTCTTAAGAATTATTATACGCTTCTTTGGGATATGCCTGACAATACTGGTTATATCAATATTGTTGCTGTTATGCAAAAGTTCTTTGATCAGGCAATCTCGGGTAACTGGTCGTATAATCCAGAGCATTATCCAGATAATGAAGTCCCTGTTAGCGTAATGGCACAAGATCTTCTCAACACTTACAAATATGGATGGAAGACTTCTTATTATCAGAACACATATGATATTAAGAAAGATGATGTTGATGATGAAGAAAAGAAAAAGTCAGTAGAAAGTTTACTTAATTCAATTCTAGAAGGAGCACAAGAGGAGGAAGATTGTGACAGTTGCAAAATTTAAATTAACCGAAAACTCACCAACAGTAGAAGGCATGACAGTATTCAACACCAAACATGTTGATATTAAAAAGCAACCGATGTTTTTCGGTGCTCCTTTGGGAATTCAAAGATACGATTCTTACAAGTATCCTATCTTCGACAAGTTAACTCAACAGCAGCTCGGATACTTTTGGAGACCTGAAGAGGTTTCTCTTCAGAAGGATCGTGCTGATTATGCTACTCTTCGCCCAGAGCAAAAGCATATCTATACTTCTAATTTGAAGTATCAGATTATGCTTGACTCTGTGCAGGGTCGTGGGCCTGGCCTGGCATTTATTCCTTACTGCTCCCTCCCAGAGTTGGAGTCAGCGATGACTATCTGGGAAACGATGGAGATGATTCACTCCCGCTCATATACATATATTATAAAGAATATCTATTCTGATCCATCAGAAGTATTTGATACTATCCTTGATGACCAGAATATCCTTGATAGAGCAAAGAGTGTAACTGAAGCATATGATGATTTCATTCAAGCAGCACAAGATTACTCATCGGGTAATCAGTGGCAACATCAACTTGAAGGTGTGCCTGCTGCTAAAGAAACTCTCTATGAATTGAAGCGTAAACTCTATCGTGCTGTAATCAACGTTAACATCTTAGAGGGGATTAGATTCTATGTTTCGTTCGCGTGCTCGTTCGCTTTTGGCGAACTTAAACTTATGGAGGGATCCGCTAAAATTATCTCTCTCATCGCCAGAGACGAAAGCCAACATCTTGTCCTTACGCAAAACATTATCAAGAACTGGATTAATGGAGATGACTCAGACATTCTTCAAATCGCTAAAGAAGAAGAAGCGTGGACAGTAGAGCAGTTTAAAAAGACTGTTGATGAAGAGAAAGCATGGGCTCAATATCTATTCAAGGATGGTAGCATCATTGGATTGAATGATAAGTTGCTCAACTCCTATGTTGAGTATATTGCCAATCGTCGCATGAGAGCGATTGGTTTGAAGCCTGTGTTTGATACTCCTATGTCAAACAATCCATTGCCTTGGACTCAGCACTGGTTGTCTTCTAAGGGTCTACAAGTTGCTCCACAAGAAACAGAAGTGGAATCCTATGTCATCGGAGGCATTAAACAAGATGTTAAGAAAGATACTTTCGCTGGTTTTAAACTGTAATGGAAGACTGGAAAGAGAAAGCACTCAAATACGAGAAACTGACAGAGCACAACAAACGAATACTCAAAGAGGGTCCGAAAGCTCTGTCAGAAGCATGGTTTCTGGGAGCAATGAAAAGAAAATACCAGACCCCTGGTTCAATTGAATAGATAAATACCTCCATCATGGAGGTTTTTTTATTATGAAACCACAATCAGCTAAAAATAAAGGAAGAGTTCTCCAAAAATGGGTCAGAGATAAACTTATTGAAGCACTTGATATTCATCCAGAAGATATTGAATCTCGTAGCATGGGAGCAGGCGGAGAAGACCTTATCATGGCTCGTGCTGCCAGATTAAAGTTTCCTCATAGTATTGAATGTAAAAATGTAGAGAAGCTAAATATATGGGATGCTTACGAGCAAGCATCTGCCAACTGTGGTGACTATGAGCCTATTGTTGTCATGAAAAAGAATGGCAAAAAACCACTGGTCGTAGTAGACGCAGAGTATTACATTCAACTATTCGGAGACAAAGATGGCAAAGATTGATTTACACAACTTTTTTAAATATTACGACGAAAAAAATCCAAAGCATGTAGAAGCTGTTGGATATTTTGAAGATGCTCTCAATAAAAAAACACCAGAAGAAATGGAAGATTCTTCTGGTTGGGTTAAAACATTTAGAGCACAACCAGAAAAACCAAAATCAAATATTCTTGATGTCCCTTTCTTTCCTCAGACAGATAACTACAGAGATGCTAATCGCACTTGTAACTCATCTTCCTGTGCTATGGTGTTAGAATATTTTAAGCCAGGCACACTCAAAGGGGCAAAAGGTGATGATGCTTATGTCCAGAAAGTATTTGAGGTTGGTGACACGACTGATCACTTGGTTCAAACCAAAGTTTTGGCGTCTTATGGTATACAGTCACACTTTAGTTACGGTTTATCTTTTAATGACCTTGACCGTGAGCTTGCTGCTGGGAAACCCGTGGTCGCTGGCATTCTTCATCGCGGCTCTCTATCTGCTCCTACTGGGGGGCACATGGTTGTAATCATCGGCAAGACACCTACAGGTGATTATGTCGTCAATGACCCTTACGGCAGTCTTAACGACGGTTATACGGGCGCTGTGGGTAACGGTAGAGGTGCTGTGTATAAGCGTAGTGACCTTGCTTGTAGATGGTGCCCTGCTGGTAACGATGGATGGGGGAGAATTTTTGATGTAAAAAAGTAGACAACTCTACTTCTACAAGCAAATATGATGTGCCTGTAAAGGGAGTAGAGTTAATCAAAGAGTTTGAAGGTTGTGAACTGATAGCATACCCAGATCCACATACAGGTAATCTACCCATCACTATTGGTTGGGGTAGCACCAAAGATTTTCTTGGCAAACCATTTAAAATTGGAGATAAGATTTCACAAAAGGTTGCTGATGATTTGCTCGTCAGTCAAATCAAGCGTGAGTTTATTCCTACACTGTCTAAGATACCTTATTGGAGCGAAATGAATGACAACCAACGCGGAGCACTTTTATCCTTTGCTTATAATCTCGGTGCTGGGTTTTACAATTCAAATAATTTCGGCACCATCTCTCGCCATCTTCGTGAAAAGAATTGGGGATTCATCCCAAAAACATTAGAGATGTATCGTAATCCTGGCAGTAGTGTTGAAGCAGGATTACTTAGAAGACGTAAAGCAGAAGGTAAACTCTGGGTTTCTTAATCTTCTACCTTCGTTCTTAGAGCAATCACTGTTGTTAGAATTGCCAATAAAGTTTCATATCCTCTTCTCTCGGATTCTTTACAATCCAAGGGAGGAGGATTTTTTAATCCACCCAATACATTAGCACTAATGATAGATCCTGGTATCATAAAGTTACAGGCAACAAAATTCAATCCAACAAATCCAACTGCTGATATACAAACGATAAAGATGAGTTTGCTTAGATTGAGTTTCATCGTCCCTCCTGTCTGTGTATCCAAGTTTTCAACTCGTGCAAATATTGCCTGAGTTGATCTGCTTTTTCTAGATGCCAAATGTCACCACTCTTGATATACTCTTGAGTGTGATTGTCTATTGCTTTTAAGGTATTATGAATAGGAGCATTCCATGGCTCCCTGATTGGAGTATTCCACTCTCTTGGCATACATTCGGTTTCCCGACACCACTGGTATTTATGAGGGGGCTTGACAAAATCCTAAATAACTGTTATATTATGTTTTCCTCATAATTGGGGATCACTCGTTATTATAACGTGAATGAAAATTAGAGTCCAGGAAATTGCCCCTTGAGAAAGGGGAAGTGCGCTTTTTCTATTGGGATGTAGAGTTCAATGTAAATTAATGCTTCTTAAATCACTTTCAATTCTTGCCTTTGGTCTTGTCGGATTGGCACCCGTAACAGCAAAGGCAGCGAGCGGATGTTCCCTCGCATCACATTATGGAGTTGGTGACGGATATCATGGGCAGACGACTGCAAACGGCGAAAGATACAATGCTTATGGTAAATCAGTCGCACATAAATGGCTTCCTTTTGGAACTAGATTAAGAGTTACAAATCAGCAAAATGGCAAGTCAGTGGTTGTGCGTGTAAATGATCGCGGTCCCTACGTTGGTGGGCGAGACCTTGACTTGTCGTATGGTGCTTTCTCTTCTATTGCTTCACCCAGTCAAGGCGTTACAAGCGTCTGCTATGCAAGGGTTTGAATAACTGAATAAATATTGGGGAGTGCTGCAGACCTCCCCTTTATGTTTAATTTTCACATTGGCAAACCCTCTAAAAAAACTATTATAACAACCAGTATAGTATTATCTTCTATTATTGCAGCACTTTCACAATGTACTGGAATTCATGAAAACAATCTTTGGGATTTACTTGATGAGATTCAAAGAAAATATTTCCCACAGACAACTATCAATAGGGTAATCATACAAGACCCAGACAAACTAAACCGTCGAGTTGAAAGAGACGTAGACAAAGCAATCAAACAAGTTACGCCAGAGTATGATAGAATCATACAAGAAGCAGACAAACAATACAAACCTCGCTATATAGAAGAAGACAACGATGAATCATTATGCTACAGTGATGAGTGCAAAGCACTCGCTCCTCCAATAAGACTTTGTGCCCCATGGATTGACACCTGCCCGAAGCAGTGATATAATACTTACATGCTTCAGTAACTCAGTGGAATAGAGTAACGCTCTTCTAAAGCGTGAGTCGTTGGTTCGAATCCAACCTGAAGCGCCTAGGGAGATTGGCGCAGCGGTAGCGCAGCTGCTTTACACGCAGACGGTCATTGGTTCGAATCCGATATTTCCCATATAAACTATGAATACATATTATATCTCCCTAATAATTTTCTGCGCGATAATTTATGTTATCTGGCAGGATCCAAATGTTCCAGAGTATATTAATCTCAGATTAAAATTATTTCATATTAATTTCATTCGTTGGAACATGGCAAGGAATATGAAACGACAACTTGACAAAGAATCAAAAAAAATGCAAAAAGAAATGGTGGAATGGTTAAAAGAAAATGGCAAAGATCAGATGTAACGCATGTGGCGTAGAAATAGAAGTAACTCAAGCAAATAAAAGTAAGTCGTGTGGTTGTGATAATCACACGCTTTTAAGGCTAGATAGGAATGGTCTTCCTATTATTACAAGTAACGACCTTTCATCAGTAACTGCTATTAACGGGATCGGAAAACCGAAAGAAAAAAAGCTTGACATATCTTTAAGTTCGGGGTATACTAAAAGGATACCAAGAAAACTGGATTTCGAAATTCGTTGATTGGTATAAATAGGATAGAATAAACGTATTGTTTACTAAAAGATATGGCTTATCTAATTAAAGTAGGAGAAAAACCATCTTACTGGTCTGGTAGAGAAGATGCTGTTTTAGTTGATCAAGCAGCAGAAGCAAAAGAGTATGCTACTAAAAAAGAAGCAGAAAAGGACATTAAAGAAATTGCTGAAGTATGGGGTTACTCAGTTCTTAACGCAGTAAAGTCTGAAGATGCTCCTTCAGTTGAGCGCCCAGTTGTTGAAGCGGAAGAAGGCGAAGAAGTAGCACCTGTAGTTGATCCTTCACTAACCGCAGAAGATCTTAGAAGAATGCATTCTTGATAAGGAGTGATTTATTATGTCATATATTGTTCGTGTAGTTGGTTACAATGCTTATTGGACTGGTGATACAGAACCAGGAAAATGTTGGTCTACTAATATTACCGATTCGCAACTCTTTGATACAACAGAAGAAGCACAAGTTATAGTTGACAGCGGTAACAACATGGAAGTTGTTAAGTATGACGTTGCTTCTTCTGATGTTCAAAAAGATCTCTTTGATTGGGATGCAATTGATAAAGCAGCAAAAGAAATTGAAGAAAGAAAATTAAAACAAGAATTTGTTGATCTCTCTCCATCCGAGTTTGTTCAAGACTTCGATGAATCAATTGACCAAGTTGATGTTGAAGTGATTGAGTAATTGGAAGTGTGGCAGAGTGGCTTAATGCAGCGGTTTGCTAAACCGCCGATGCTTTATAATAGGCATCCGTTGGTTCAAATCCAACCACTTCCGTTGCCCATTACGGGCATCAGCTGATGACCGTGGGGGGTTGACAGACCCCCAGACCTCCCATATAATATGGAGGTCAACAAATGGAAGTGTGTCCGAGTGGTTGAAGGAACTTGTCTTGAAAACAAGCATGGTGAAAGCCATCGTGGGTTCGAATCCTACCACTTCCGCTTGGTAGTCCTTAGCGATTAACTAAGTAGACGCCAACTTCTACTACGGGTATCTTCCGTAGAGTCGTAGATAGAGGGTAAGCCTCTGTTATATCCTTGAGGTATATTACGCTTACTCCATCAACGGTGTGTAGCGCAGCTTGGTAGCGCAACTGCTTTGGGAGCAGAAGGTCGCAGGTTCAAATCCTGCCACGCCGATTCTTCTTACAGGAGACATTAATGATTTCGCAACTTGCTATTTACACTAGAGATAACTGCGAATATTGTCGCAAACTTAAAGTAATTCTTGATAGTTTTACTGTTAAGTATATTCAATTTAAACTTGATGAAGATTTTTCTAGAGATGAATTTTATATGATGTTTGGTGAAGGTGCTACCTTTCCTCGTGTGACTCTTGATGGTCATCTGATGGGAGGATGTAACGAAACCATCGAATATTTAACCAGCATTGGTTGCCTACAAGAAGAAAAAGACATGGAGTGTATGGTATGAAAACGATTACAGAAGAAACTTTTTGCCACGATTTTGATGAAATCATGGATGCTGTAATGCTCAATAAAGAAATGTTTATCATTACCACTGCTAGTGGTTCTGATGTAGTGCTTTTACCATATGATTACTATGAACGAATACAAGGGGAATTAACTCAGTTGGTAGAGTAGCGCCTTTGCAAGGCGAATGTCAGCGGTTCGAGTCCGCTATTCTCCATGCTTACGGGGGTGTAGCTCAATTGGCAGAGCGGAAAGCTTATACCTTTCGTATACGGCAGATTACCGTGCGGTTGGGGGTTCGAGTCCCTCCGCCCCTATCCTACAATAAATTATTATGACAACATCAAAACAAGCAAAAGAGGAGTTTTTATATCCAACTCCTCCAATGAATCCAAATGCTGATATGAGTTTTCTGGATATTGCTACGATTAACAACCTGAATAACTTTTCGCATCACGTCTCTTACTTGACGAATATGGCAATCGGTGGTAAGATGACTGCTGAAGATGCCTATCAAGAGATTAAAAAACTCTATAAGGCAATGAAGCAATCACACAAATCACTTAAAGGGTCATGGTTTTAACTCAAGGATTGGTAGAAGAAGAAAACGAAGATTCTGGATTTGAGATTACTCATCTGTCATTCAGGAGACGAGAATCTTCCCACCTCTATGGTGGTCCCGTACATTACTACATCGGCAATATTGTATTCCGTCTGACTAACGAGGATGCTAAACGTCGCATGGAATATATCATGCAAGAGAATGAAAGAGTTCGTGTGGCACCAGACGAAGAGTTACACGATAAGTATTACGATGGTCTTCACTTTAAGTTTGATACTGAAGAACGAGAAGAGGATGCTGTAGAAGATGAGGATGGACAGAAGTTCTATCCATTAGATATCATCAACAAACATGGTATCAAAGATGAAGATGTATTCATCTGGGGATACCGTCGCAACATGGATCCACTTCATGACTTTATTGAATACAATGAGAAGTTTGATTGTTACCGAATGCACGAATACTTCCAAGACACACCAGTAGTTCGTGGTATAATACAGTATCTCCAAGACATGAAAGATGGCAAACCTAATCCGAGCCGCACGGTCTATCATGAGCAGTTTCTCTCAACGCTCACAAACCTCTGCTGGTGGTGGGATTGACAAATGGCACTGGCCCTGCTACAATACTTTCAGTTTCAAATTCTCTATGGCAACCAAACCCAAAGTGATTCTTGACCGCTTTCCTTATCGTTATGTACAGGTTGGCATCCTTGAAATTAACGGCAAACCCGACTGCCGTATTCAAAAAGTGGATTCGTATACTGGTCGCTATCGTGACATGTATCTTTGTGACAATGAAATGCAATTCATGACAGCAATTGAAGACTTTGAGTATACCAAGTGGCTTGATCCAGATACAGTTCCATGTTACATTAAAGGAGACGACAATGATGAAGATGAATGATTCAGTTAAGTATCAACTTGAGAGAGCAGAAGATGCTCTACGCACAGCACTAAAGTTTGCTGATAAAGAAAGTGTTTATGTAATCTCTGCTATTTCTAAAGCATTGATTGAGATTGACAACACTATGTTTGCTGAGCGTATTGAAGCAGCTGCTGGAGACCCAGCAGTTGAGGGGTTGATTTCTGTTGATAAAACAGAAAGAGAAGATGGTAAAGTGCAGTATGATTTTAAATATGCCAGCACTCCTGTAAAGTTTGACAAACATATGAAAGTATTTGCTCCTAATACATATTATTATCAGTCACGGATGGACTATAACAGCACTGGTGGAGTCAACGTTACCCTTTGAATGCTATGAATCCTGTTAAGATGAGAATTGTTGAAAAACTTGATAATGGAGATGAAGTCATCACTTACTTTGATGTCTCTATGATTGACAAAAAGTTTTACTATGTGTATAATGAAGTCAACCATGGTCCATACGACGATTTTGATGATGCTGTTCAATCCGCATACGAGGATTTAATTCCTCAACCAGTCTCGGAATGACACTAAACTTGCCCTGGTCGGGCCCCCCTCGATAACACACACATACACACAGGAGATACAAAATGTCCAAAACACCTTACGAGCTTCGCTTTGAAATTTTCAAGCAAGCATATAATATGCTACAAGATAACTACGCCATGGAGTTTGAAGTAGCACAGCGACAAAATCCAGATGGTTTGATCTCGGCAGATTTTGCTGAAAAATATCCATCACTGGAAGATGTTCTTCAACAAGCAGAAGTCATCAACAACTTTGTTTCCGAGACAAAGTAGGTTTCCAATTTCCTAAAAGAATTGGTGGTGCGGATGGGGTTACTCCCGCCCAGTTTCCTGCCTCTGGTCAAAGGGCAGGTGGCGAGCCTGACTGGGGGTTGGCACCCCCTTTCCTTTCTGGTATAGTATATGAGTAAGTCGCTGTGGCGGAATTGGTAGACGCGCTGGGTTTAGGTTCCAGTGTTTTTAACGTGAAGGTTCAAGTCCTTTCAGCGACATTTGCGGAGTTAGTTCAGTGGTAGAACGCTATCCTTCCAAGTTAGATGTCGTCGGTTCGAATCCGATACTCCGCTCTTATCCTTGAGGATAATAAATGGATTGTAAGCAATCCTAATTTCATTGGGGTGTAGCTCAGCGGTAGTAGCGGGATGCTGTTAACATCTAGGTCGCAGGTTCGATCCCTGCCGCCCCAGTTTGGGAGATTAGCTCAGTTGGTTAGAGCGCACGACTGATAATCGTGAGGTGCCAAGTTCAAGTCTTGGATTTCCCATTTTAATGTGGATATGCGTGAGTCAATCCCCAGTAAATAAACAATCCGATTGAACCAAACAAACAAATACTAGTGAGAACTGGGTGGTTCATCTTTCATTTCCTCGTATGCTAAGCGTAGTATATAATAAATAGACCAAATGGTTCCTGTCAATCCTATTCCAAGAATAATAAACACTCCCCAAGGTAAGTTACTCATAATCTGTGTCATGGATTTTGTGTATGTAACATTCTAAAGGTTTTTGTGTTTCTGCGTCAAAGTTTTGATCTAAGTAGACACAAAGTTTCTCGATAATTTTCATATATTCATCATGCATCCATTCACTACCAGTTTCATGGTGTGCATAATGTTTACATGCTGTGATGATGCGATTAACATCTCTGCTTGATAGGTTATACATAAGTTTACTCTTTATACATTATTATGTCGCCATATTTTCTATGAAAATCAAGGTGTTTTTTGCCCCAAGGTATCACTCTCCATTCAATTTTTCCATTCCAAAGTAAGAGGCAGATATGAATGTATCTCATACACCTTTAGTATAGCGAGCTATTTAGATGGGGCAATATACTTATTAAGATTTGCTGACAAACGAGGGGCTTGACAGGTGGGCAAGGATGCTATATACTATGTAAACATTTATAACATAATGTAACATGACTGTAACAACGAACGATCGCGGTCAACAGAACATGTGGGCTAAAGAGCCTACTATGGTTTACCAAGAATACAATCGCAAGGGTCTTATGACTCCTATGCAAACCACGGAGATGTACAATGGACGCTGGGCCATGGTCGGCATTATTGCTGGCGCTATTTCTTATATTAGCACTGGCAAACTCTTCTTCGGCATCTTCTGATTAAATTATTACTAAAGGAGAACAACTATGAAATTCGGATTCACACCTGAGGCAGAAATCCTCAACGCTCGTCTGGCTATGCTTGGTTTTATCATTGCTGTTGGAACTTATCTTACTACAGGACAGATTATTCCTGGTGTTTTGTGACATCTTGACAAAATAAAAGATTTTTGATAAGATGTAAGTGAACTTACATCTTTTTTTATTTGAATGCTTGATACATATGTAAACGTCAATTATACTATAGAAGAGTTATTTCCAACTACTATCTATATGGTGAAAAATTGTTGTAATTTTTTAATTAATGATCTGAAAATTTCTGTAAAACAAGAAGTTGAAAAATATTCTTTAAAAACGGATGTTTTCTATGTAAATTCTACACATACTTCCTTTGAAACATTAGAAGAATATCCATTTTCTGCTCTCAAACAATTTATTAATTACCATTCTTTGATTTACTTAAACAAGATGGGATACGAAGTTAACGATAAAATACTTCAGATTCAAATGTGGTGTAATACTTCTCAGGCGGGAGGATTTTTATTTCCCCATACACATGCTGGCAGTATTTTATCTGGAGTTTATTATGTTCAATGTTCTGAAGATGATAAAATTTTGTTTTATAACGCACAACGATTAATTAGTACTACTTTATTGTCGGAGAATAAAAATAATTATAGTAGTGATTGTGCAACATATAGTTGTATTTCAGGAACTTTAATGATTTGGAACAGTAATTTATTACATGGAAATCCTAGAAGAGAATCTGAAGAAGAAAAAATATCTATTGCATTTAATGTGATGTTTTAAACTCTTCTATTATTACAACTATCATAGTTTCCTATCAATCCTCCTTTGGATGCTCTGAGATCTCTTTCTCCTCCAGATTGATTGTATGAAGTTGTTATGCTAATTATGAGACTATTAAAACTTGTGTATCCAGGGAAATTTAGAAAATCATAAAACCAATAATCAAATCCTAAACTTTCTGGATATCTACTTAAAACAGAAGTGTAATGATTAATAATAACATTAGCCACTTGAGTGTATGTTGTAACAACCCCACCAGCAGTAGTGATTGGTGACGTTACAGAACCATATAAAGAATTGATTGAATTTATAAACAAGGAACTTCCGTTTGGTGCTACCACTTTTTCTCCATTTCCATACCATAGATAACCAGAGAAACCAGATCCATATGTCGAAGTGCCAGATGGAACCACGCAAGTATTGACGTTTACTGTTGTATTTGAGTTTGCCGTTCCACCAGGACCAGAAACCGAAATTGAATAATTTGTTGTACTGAATGGACTAACTGTTGTACTTCCAGTAACCGAAGTTGCCCCGAAGTTTGATGAAATTACATCAGTAGCATTTGTAGAATTCCACGATAATACTGAACTACTTACTGCTTCTGGATTATTTCTGGTAATTGTAGATGGAGAAGCTGATAATGTTACGGTCGGTGCTGGTGTTGGCGTTAGTGAAGTGTCATTAATTGTTATGGTTGAACTTGTAGCAACTACGACACCATTAGAAAGAATTTCTAAAACAAATGATTCATTTCCTTCGGTAGATAAATCGTTTCCAACTGATATTGTTACACTACCTGTATTACTACTAATACCCAGAGTGCCACTTGACACTCCACTGGTAAAATCATTTGAATTTATATTTCCAGAAATAGCAGCAATTCTCCATGATAATGTTGTACCATCGGGCACGTTAGTTGTTGTTATGGTGAAGAATACTGAAGATCCTTCGTTAACGAAAGTAGTTGATGGGGATATATTGTATGTTGGGGAAGTGGAAGTATCATTGACAGTTATGGTGGAACTTGTTGCAACAACAGGTCCAGAAATAGAACCTGTTCTTATTTGTAAATTAAATATTTCTGCTCCTTCAGTGGTGATATCGTTTCTTAAAGTTCTTGTTATTGTTGTTGAGTTGTTTGTGGTTAGAAACGATGAACTAGAAAGAAAATCTGTGAAATCTGTATTTGATACATTTCCTCCTATTGTCCAATACAATGTAGTGCCATTTGGTACATTTGTTGTTGTGAGTGTAAATACAATTGAAGATCCTTCATTGACAGATGTTCTATCTTGTGATATGTTATAAGTTGGTGTTGGTGTTATGGAGGTATCATTGATTGATATACTAGGACTAGTAGCAACTACTGGTCCAGTAATTGAATTTGTTCTTATTTCTAGATAAAAAGATTCTACTCCTTCAGTCAAAGTATCATTGAATAATGTTCTAGATATCGTGGCGTTTCCATTATTAATTAAAAAAGAACTATCAACACGCAAATCAATAAAATCATCTGAGTTCAGATTTCCACCTGTTGAAACGGTAGTCCAATATAGTGTAGTGCCATTTGGTACGTTATTTGTTGTAACATTAAAAGTCACTGTAGATCCTTCACTAATAGTAGTAGTGGAAGGTGTAATACTATATGTTTGTATTGTGGATACGGAAGAAGATTGTCCACCAACAGTTCCAGTTTGCCAAATTCTTTTTCTCGGAAAAGTTAATCCGCTTGCTGGTCTAGGAGATTCTGCTACATCTGAGGATATATACCCAGTTGTTTTTCTCAGTGTAGTTGGGAATAAAACGTAAGGTTGTGTTCTGGCATCAACAGCAGTGTAAGCTCTATCAAGTTGAGAATATTTCAACGTGATAGTTCCTGTCATGATAGAAGAGTTCTGAGAAATATAGTAATAAGTACCAGGAGCAACGTTAGTAGTATCCCAAATGATACTACCTGACGTTGCTCCGTTGTTTGTGATGCCAGTTGTGACCGCGTTACCAGTTCCAGTAATTTGTAAAGTCTTGATCCAAAATGGTTGACCAGGAGTGTTGATTGAAAACTCCACGATCTCGCCAATTCTTATATCGAAGTTTTGGTTGCTGCCATTCCTGCTAAACAATCTATCTGCGTTTGATGTAAATTCATATGAAGTAGATCCTGTATTTGTGACATAATGTTTGTGATAAAAACCAGGAAACGTTCTTGAATAATTATAATTTGGTCCTGTGTAACCATAGTATCTTAACAAGCTCAAAAAGTCTGATTGTTTAAATCTTGGATATCTTTCTGCTAGACAAGCAATCATACCAGCTACTTGTGGTGATGCCATGCTTGTTCCACTCAACACATTCAATGAGAATGAATTGTTCCTTGGATCTTTCAGTGTTTGTGAGGTATATACTGAGGATAGGATGTTTGTTCCAGCCGCCCAAACATCACATGTGTTGCCGTGAGATGAACTGTTGACTTTAAATTCTATCCAAACTTGTTCTGTGTCTGAAGATGATGTGCTCATTTTTAGAGCAGCAACTGAATCTATATTTCCTACGGTTATTCCTGCTGGAACAGCGGCGGGATCTGTTCCTCTCTTATAAAAATCTATAAATCCAGTATAGACTTGGGTGCTATTTTGACTTTGGTAATTATAAACTAACGAATTATTATAATCTGGGTGTGTAGAACTCACGCTGGTATCACCGTAATTTCCAGCAGCAGATACGAAAACAATGCCATTTGATATCGCATCTTCAATATCTGCTTGTTGTGCTATTCCTCCTCTAATAGGTAGTTGAACGCACCATTGTGATGAGGTTGTTGGGTAGTTGTTGTAGATAAAAGTAGTAAACAATCCTCCACTAAGACCATACGTTCCTCTTAAAATATTTAAATCTGATTGATTATTTGTGAAAGAAACGTTTATATTTGATCCTCTATATCTAACTTGCGTTATTTGAGTGATGGGAAGTAGTGTAACATAACCGTAACTATGATTCGTTATAGTTGGATTTCTTCTTCCAGTTGTACCATTAACTGGTTTGTTTAAATGAAATGCTCTTAGCAAATCATACATTAATGATGGAGGAACTTTTGTGGTATCATAAGCATATAAACTATAGATGTTTGCTTTTCTTGCCCACCCCAGCCTGTTGCCAGCACATATACCAGCAACATGAGTTCCGTGGTCACCATAGTTGCCATAATTATACGTTGATGGAACAGATGCGTCTACTACATCGTTGTCAATACTCTGAACAACTGATCTGTATAAACTCCACCAGTTGATTTCATTTACTCTGCTACCACCAGTGCCATCAGAATTTACTGCGAATTCGGGATGATTTACAGGTATTTCATCATCAACAATAACAACATCAACATTTTCTCCATTAAAAGGTATTTTAGTTGAAGCAGTTGCGTTTCCTGTTCTGTCACTTCCCCATGTAGAATACTTTGCTTGCCCTAAACTATTTAAAAAGTCTGTTCCAGCTTGATCTAATATCGAAACTGCTGTAGGATTTGAGTGTGCTAGTAATCCCCAGTTTATATCAGTGTTTAAAAAACCCGCAGACTTTCTTGCGAACACTCCATTGTTTATTGATGTTGATCCCAGAGGGACTGCTACAATTCCTTTCTCTTCCATTGTGAGATCTACATCCCATACTCTTGGATCTTCTTTTAATTTTTCTGCTTCTTCTTTTGTTAATATATAATGAGTATTTCTACTTAAAGGTCTTTTATTTGTTCGTTCTACGGACCTATCTGGAATATAATCATCTCCATTATCACTTTGCATTTCATCATAAAAATTATCTAAGTCTTCAAAGTTATGTAATGTAACGACATATTCTCTCAACCCACAACCGTTATCTTGTTCTTTTGTGTAACAAGAAATAATTTCGGTATTTAAATTTTTTTCTTTTGATTCTCTTCCTGAAAGAATATCTTCTAAGTTCATATTAGGTTTCTAATTGTAGAACTGTTAGTGTTACTGTAATTGCTGCGGCGGATCCACTCTTGTTCACAACTTTAGCATAGATGTTTGTTGATGGAACAGCGTCATTATTCCATCCGATTGTTCCTGGTGTTATGATTGTTGTTTGTGCTGCGGTATGAATAACTTCAGCGATAATGCCTGCTCCTGGTGCGGGATCTGTATTTTCTAAACGCGAAGAATCAGATAATCTACTGCCAGTATCTGAATAAAGTGTTACCCATGCTGCTGTCGAAGTTTGAATCTTTAATAAAGCATAGGATTTGAATCCAACTATCGTTACATTTTCTGCTGCTCCATTCGCTATTGAAGAAGTAGAAGCAAATGCGGTTGATCTTCCGCCAGCAGAGTCTGCTGGAGACCAATTACTACCGTTCCATTTTAGAGTTTGCCCAACTTGTGGTGTACCAATAGCAACGTCTGATAAAGCATCAATAGAAAGATTTCCGATACCAGTGAGGTAACTACTTAAGTTAGGTGGAGTGAAAGTGAAAACACCATTTGTATTATTGTAAGATAAACTTCCACCGCCAGAAGCAGTTGCGGTTGATACAGATACTCCATCTCTTCCAATGAAGTTGTCGGTTACGTTTACCCAACGTGTTCCATTGTAGCGAATTGTTTGATTTGATATTGGGGATGTTAGTGTAACATCTGTTAGAGCACTGAGAGCAGTAACTAATGTTGGTCTATTTGTCAGATCATTATAAGAACCAGTGATAGCAACAGTTGATAATGTTGGTCTGTTTAATAGATCATTGTATGAACCAGTTGCCGATACAGTAGATAGCGTTGGGCGATTTGCTAGATCAAAATAATTTCCTGTTGTGGCAACGGTTGATAGTGTTGGTTTGTTTAAGATTCTTGATATGCCAGTAGTGGCATTCCAATCAGAAGCAACTTGTGCTGCGGGAATAACAGGTTGATCTACGAGATCATTATATGATGCTGAGATAGCAACGGATGCTAAGCTTGGTCTGTTTGCTAAGTCAGCGTATTCACCGCTAGTTGCTACGGTTGCTAAACTTGGTCTATTCGTTAAATCATTATATGAACCAGATGTTGCTACAGTAGCAAGAGTTGGTTTATTTAAGATGCGTGTAACACCTGTCGTTGCTGTCCAATCCGATGGAACTTGTGCTGCTGGGATTGTTGGTGTATTTGAAAGATCATTGTATGAACCAGATGTTGCTACAGCAGCAAGTGTTGGTTTGTTTAAAATTTGAGCAACACCAGTTGTAGCATTCCAATCGGCATTTGTTTCACTTGTCAAATAAACAGAAAGATTTGGTGGGGTGAACGTGAATGTGCCATTATTGTTGTCATATGACAATGAACCACCGCCAGCCGCGGTTCCTGTTGTTACCGAAAGATCTGATAAGGTGATGCCACCGCCACCACCGCCACCACCTGTTAAGTCTGCTGCGGGAGCCCATACAGTACCGTTCCATTTTAAAACTTGACCTACTGATGGAGTTCCTTCTACATCGCTGAGGTCATTGATAAGAGATGGAATAAAAGGTTTGAATGTTAGATCGTTGTAAGAACCAGATGTCGCTACTGTAGATAATGCTGGTCTGTTTGACAAATCATTATAAGACAGATTTACGTTTACAAACTGTGTGCCATTGTAACGTAGAGTTTGACCAGTGATTACACCACCGATTTGAACATCAGATAGACTATCTAAGTTTGTTACGTTGCTGCCACCTCCCCCAATTACAGTGAGAGTTCCATCTGGAGCTATACTTAGTGTTGAACCATCTGGTTTTACTGCTCCAGCGATTGTTGTCGTTGCTATTGGAACAGAAAAATTTAATTTTCCATTAGAGTCATCGTAAGTTACTGAGATATTAGTCTCTGTATTTACAGAAACCATGTCTCCAATAATATCTTGGACTTGTTCTGTTGATAATGGTGCCTGCCATGATACAGTTGAACCAGTTGAAGTTAAAATATAACCAGATAATCCTGTGCTGGTTCCATCAAAAATTCCAGTTTGTGTAAGATTTAAATTATCACCTATTTTAACTTCTTCTAATTGTCTTGTAACAGCGTTGGCAATTAATGGGTATCTATTTGCCATTCGTAACCTACAATGAGTTCCCTATTTAGTTATATTTATAATTCCTGCGGCATGGGGGCTTGACAGGTATGGCAACCCGTGCTAACATAAATAAATGTTAAGAAATGAAAACATTTCTTCACAATACTTACCTCAACTACTCGGAGTATTTCAATGACTGCAACTATCGCACAACGTCGCGGTGGTGAAAACATTTGGCAAAACTTCTGCGAGTGGGTTACCTCTACCAACAATCGTCTTTATGTTGGATGGTTTGGAACTCTTATGATTCCTACCCTGCTTGCAGCAACCATTTGTTTCATCGTCGCTTTTATCGCTGCACCTCCCGTCGATATCGACGGCATTCGTGAACCCGTTGCTGGTTCGCTTATGTATGGTAACAACATCATCTCTGGTGCTGTTGTTCCTTCAAGCAACGCAATCGGTCTTCACTTCTATCCCATCTGGAATGCAATGTCACTCGATGAGTGGCTATATAATGGTGGTCCTTATCAATTAGTGGTCTTCCACTTTCTTATCGGTGTCTTCTGTTACATGGGTCGTGAATGGGAACTTTCTTACCGACTTGGTATGCGTCCTTGGATTTGTGTTGCCTACAGCGCACCCGTTGCTGCTGCTACTGCAGTTTTCCTCGTGTATCCCTTTGGACAAGGTTCCTTCTCTGATGGTATGCCGCTCGGCATTAGTGGAACATTTAACTACATGCTTGTTTTTCAGGCGGAGCATAATATCCTCATGCACCCCTTCCATATGCTTGGGGTGGCTGGTGTATTTGGCGGTTCTCTTTTCTCTGCTATGCATGGATCTCTGGTCACTTCTTCACTCGTTCGTGAAACAACCGAAACTGAATCCCAAAACTATGGATACAAGTTCGGTCAAGAAGAAGAAACCTACAACATTGTAGCTGCTCACGGTTATTTTGGTCGCCTTATTTTCCAATATGCTTCCTTCAATAACTCCCGCTCGCTGCACTTCTTCCTCGCTGCTTGGCCTGTAATTGGCATCTGGTTTGCTGCTCTGGGAGTTAGCACGATGGCATTCAACCTCAACGGTTTCAACTTTAACCAGTCTCTGCTCGATAATAACGGTCGCGTTATTAACACTTGGGCTGATATTCTCAACCGTGCTGGTCTCGGTTTTGAAGTGATGCACGAAAGGAATGCTCACAATTTTCCTCTGGATCTTGCCGCTGCTGATATGACACCCGTTGCTCTTACAGCACCTGCTATCGGTTGATACTTGGATTCTCGATAATTGACATTTATCGGAAAAACAACTAAACCACTCTTTAGGGGGTGGTTTTTTTGTAATAAATATAACGTTATACAGCGTTATTTGGAGATACGTTGATGGATGAAGTGCTTGGGGTTCATCACATCGCAGAGTTATGCGAATGTAATGCAGACCTTTTAAATGACTCAGCATTCATCAGCACTTCCCTTAGGCAAGCAGTAGAACATGCTAACGCAACGTTGTTAGAAGAAATCAAATACGAATTCACGCCACAGGGAATCACTGCTGTTTGCTTACTATCAGAAAGTCACATCAGTATTCATACGTGGCCTGAGAAAGGATATGCTGCTGTAGATATCTTTACCTGTGGTGATCATACTATGCCTCACAAGGCTTGCGAATACATGGTAAAGGTGCTAGAATGTACGAAACCAAACATAAACATATTTTTGCGGGGTATTTGATGGAGATAGTAGCATATACTTTGCCTGGATGTTCTCATTGTAAGACACTCAAAGAACTTTTTAAAAGGGCAAAAACCGATTACACTGAGGTAGTTGTTAAAAGAGACATGTCTTTAGATGAATTTGAATCATTATTCCCAGGAGTTAACATGTTTCCGTTTGTTGTTGTAGATGGGAAACAAATTGGAGGACTTGTTGATGCTGTTAAGTTATTCGTAAAGGAAGGATTGGTGACGAGTTCCAAGAATAAAAATGACAGCAGCAATTGAAACATTATATGATATAGTAAATGAGGCAATCAATCTTGTTTTTTCTGAAGACAAATATGATTTAAACTTTTTTTCATATCTGTCAACACAAAAAATATCAAGAAATGATATAAAGAAATTTATGAATTCGTATTTGTATACATCTCTTGTTGATCAAGTTGATGAATTAAATTTGTTTTTAAAAAAAGACAAAGATAGCACGTTATTAAAAGAAGCTTATGAATGGATGGGCGAACCAAAAGTAATTAAAACCAGAGATTATTTGAATCAAATTATTGAAGATGCTAAACAATATGAGAAATCAAAACGACCTGGAAGAAAACCAAAAACTTCAAATAAATAAAGGTATAGAATTCATGTTGCGTAGGAGGGTTGATAAAGTCAAACCTAAGCATGGATTTAATTTAAGTAACACTTTTCACCTCCTACGCAGAACATTCCATTTTCATCTGGAGTTCTCTTGGGAGGTTGACAAACCAACAAGGGAGTAGTAAGATGGAGTCAGCAACACCATATATCTTATTCTTTAGTGGAATAGGTATCGTAGGGTCTTTTATGATTGGACTGATGATCGGATGGTTCGGCAACGATATCATCTATGCATTTTTAAACAAGAACAGGATTGTTCCCATGCATCCTGAAATGTTTGATGAAAATGGTCAACTGATTCCTGATGAGATCGTAGCGGTTCGCTTTGAGAATTCTGAAGATTTTGAGGAGTACGACGAAGAGGATTAAATGATTCTAATTGATATGAATCAGATTATGATTAGTAATCTGATGGTGCAACTGAAAGGCGATGCTTTGAATGAAAATCTTGTTCGTCATATGGTGCTTACTGCCCTTCGCGCATTTGAAAAACAATACTCTCCTAAGTATGGTGAGGTTGTTCTTGCGTATGACAGTAAGCACTACTGGCGAAAGGAAGCATTCCCTTATTACAAACAGAATAGAAAGAAAGACCGAGAAGCATCTGATCTAGATTGGAATGCTATCTTCGAAGTCTTGAATAAGATACGCGATGAAATTAAAAACTTTTTTCCGTATAAAGTTGTTGAGGTATATGGAGCTGAGGCTGATGATGTTATCAGTACTCTCACCACCTATCAAGCCTATCGTAATATTAAACTCCAGAAAGCAGGAGAAGATGCTGAACAAGTTTTAATCTTGTCTGGTGACAAAGATTTTATTCAACTACAAAAATATCCTTTTGTGAAGCAATACAATCCTATTTTAAAAAAGGAGATTAAACATGCAGACCCAAAAGCATATGCTAGAGAGCATATCATTAAGGGAGATAAGTCAGATGGCATACCTAACTTCCTATCTGATGCTGATACATTTGTGGTAGGTAAAAGACAGAAACCTATAAGTAAGAAAAACTTAGAAAAGTGGGTCAATCAAGATCCATCTGTATTCTGTTTAGATCAACAAGCAAGAGAAAATTACGAACGTAATCGGAAATTAATCGATCTTTCTTGTATTCCTGAACATCTTGCTACAGAGATTGTGAATTATTACAAGTCACTAAATAGCAACGAAAGGAAAGTTCCATTGGAATACTTTCAAGAATATCAACTTACTAAGTTGATGGAAGAATTTGTATTTCGTAACACACAACCGTTTTGAATTGACATGGCAACTAAAACATATCGCCCTCTAATTTCAGAGGTGCTGCGTAAAGCAAACAACGCAAAGACTAAAGAAGAAAAGAAAAGGATTTTACTAGAGAACAACTCACAAGTTCTTCGTTCACTTTTTATTTGGAACTTTGATGATAGTGTAGTTTCTATGCTACCTGAAGGAGAAGTTCCATATGTAACTAATCCAGCCCCAGAAGGAACTGATCATCTATTGCTCGAAAACGAAGGCAAGAAGATGTTTCATTTTGTGAAGGGTGGATCTGATATTACTCAGAGCAAAAGAGAACAAATCTTTTTGGGTATGCTTGAAAATCTTCATCCTGATGAAGCAGAAATTCTTTGCTTGGTGAAAGATAAGAAGCTTCAAACAAAATACAATAGAATTTCAAAAGCATTAGTACAAGAAACATTCCCACAAATTCAATGGGGAGGACGTAGTTAATGAAAATTCTCCATCAAAACTGTGATCCTAGTATTGCCAAAGATCGTGGTTTACCTTATAATGCTTATCTAGTTACCTATGAAATTGATGGAGCACTTGCATATGATTTAATTATTTCAGATAAACAAATCGAAATTTTTGATTATTACTGGGATAGATATAGAGCGGGGTTGAGGAGTTGGAAACAATCTGAAGGTAGAGTTAATCCAAAGCTTTGGGATTCCCCGTCAAAAGAACAAAAGAAAAAGAGGTAAAATGATTATTAATCAATCAGCAAAGACACAAGCGTTGTCTTATCTTGTTGGAAGTGATACAACCGTAGAGGCATTAACACTAAGGTTGTTTTCTAATAACGCTGCTATCACTGATAGTACTGTTGTTGCTTCTGTAACTGAAGTTACTACTGGAGATGGGTATACTCCTAAAGTATTGACAGGTTCTTCGTGGACGGTTAGTGCTGGTCCCCCTCCTTCAGCTTCATATCCACAACAAACTTGGACATTTACAGCACCAAAAGGAAATATCTATGGTTACTATGTAACTAATGCTTCTGGTATTTTACTCTTGGCAGAAAAATTTGCTACTGGTCCATACAATGTTCAGACCAGTGGTGATGTCATTTCAGTAACTTTATCCTTACGTCTTACTTGATATATGAATGAAGATAATATTGAATTGAATAGTGAAGAAGAAATTTTAAACGATGAGAACTACGAGTCTCCTATTGTACAAAGAAATATGTTCTATGCTAATGATGCGTTGAAACCACCGCCGCCAGATGCTTCAGAAATTGATAAAAGAAAGTATCTACAAATACGCGAGTCTGTAAAACGTCTTCGTCGCCTAGAAAAAAATTCATTATTTCAAATACAAATGATGGACTTAAAACAACAAGTGAAGGATGAATCTAATGACAGTTAAACTTATTTCGGTGACACCAGATGCGGAAAAGACAATGGCATATATTGCTAGAGTGTCTAACCCTAGTAATCAAGATAACGAAAACTATGAGGGGTTACTTCGTTATTGTATTAAGCATAATCATTGGTCTGTATTTGAGCAGGCACATATGACACTTGAGATTGAAACAACTCGTGGCATCGCAGCTCAAATCCTGCGCCACCGTTCGTTTACATTCCAAGAGTTTTCACAACGCTATGCCGATGCCAATCTTTTAGCAGCAGATATTCCTGTGCCAGAACTTCGTAGGCAGGATGAAAAGAATCGTCAGAACTCCACTGATGACTTAGACCCGATGCAAAAAGTCTTCTTGGAGTCTGCCATCTCGGAGCATTTCATCGCTGCGAATGACCTCTACAAGCGACTCCTAGAGGCGGGAGTTGCCAAGGAGTGTGCCCGCTTCGTGCTGCCTCTAGCAGTCCCTACGCGCATCTACATGACAGGCTCAGTGCGCTCGTGGGCACACTACATTGATCTTCGCTCTGCCCATGGCACCCAGAAAGAACACATGATCATCGCTGAGCAATGTAGAGAAATCTTTAAGCAGCAGTTCCCAGCAGTTGCGGAAGCCATGGAATGGTGATATAATAGGGTCAACAACAGAGACTCTATGAATATTTTCTATCTCAGTTACGACCCTCGCACTTGTGCCGCCGAGCATTGTGATAAGCATGTGTGTAAGATGATCGTTGAGTACGCTCAACTTCTTTCTACCGCTCATCGTGTGCTCGACGGCACTCCTTATAAGCAGAAATCTCCCAAAGGTAAAACAGTTTTACGCTACATGTTGCCATCACCTAGGGAAGATGTGCTTTACAAAGCTTGTCACATCAACCATCCATCTGCTGTGTGGGTTAGACAATCTCGCTCACACTATCGTTGGTTATTTGATTTGTTTCAGCACTGTTGTGTAGAGTATACACGTCGCTATAAAAACTATCACAGCACCGAAAGTTTAATTAGTTACCTTTGGGTTGCTCCATTTAACATGCTAGAAGCAGGATGGGTAGATCCACCCCTCGCAATGCCAGATAAATATAAAGTGCCTGAAGATACCATTCAGTCATATCGTAACTATTATATCGGAGATAAAATTTCGTTTGCGAAATGGAAATCTCCTTCCACCACTCCATCATGGTTTATTGAAGATGCCAACTTACAAATTCAAAGATAATAATACAGGTGAAGAGTTTGAAAAGTGGATGATGATGGCAGAAAGAGAACCTTATCTTGAAGCTAATCCTCATATTACTCAACTGCCCACTATACTACACGCGGTATCTGAAGTAGGAAACTGGCAAAACAAAACTGATAGCGATTGGAAACACATTATCAATCGCGCTGCAGATACACCTGGATCTAACATTAACCGTCTCTAATATGCCCGTAAGAACTCGTAAAACAAAGCAAGCTGTTCCATCGGGAATGAGCGTCAAACAAATAAAGCGCAAGAAACCATTAAACATGGATTATTTCGCTAAGGATATTGAACCACTTACTGAAGCACAACGCAAGATGTTTGAAGAGTGGGAAAATGATAAGCATCTATTTGCTTATGGTGCTGCTGGAACTGGTAAAACATTTGTGGCACTTTACCTAGCACTCAAGGATGTTCTCAATGAGAATACTCCATACGAAAAAGTATACATTGTTCGCTCTCTTGTAGCAACCCGCGAGATTGGTTTCCTACCTGGAGACCATGAAGACAAGTCATCGCTTTACCAAATTCCTTATAAGAATATGGTGAAGTATATGTTTGAACTTTCCACTGATGAGGAGTTTGAATTACTGTATGGTAATCTAAAAACTCAGGGAACTATTAGCTTCTGGTCTACATCATTCCTTCGTGGAACCACAATGGATAATTGTATTATTCTTGTTGACGAAATGCAGAATCTAAACTTCCACGAACTTGACTCTATCATTACTCGTGTTGGTCAGGATTGTAAGATCATCTTCTCTGGTGACGTTCAACAGACTGACTTAGTTCGCACCAACGAACGAAATGGTATTCTTGACTTTCAGCGTATTATTAGTACAATGGAAGAGTTTGCTTCTGTTGAGTTTGGTGTTCAAGACATTGTTCGTTCTGGACTTGTTCGTTCTTATCTGATTAGTAAAATTAATTTGGGATTCTAAATGCTACTAGAAATGTACCGTATTCATGGGCAACATCATTTTGTTCATTCTTCGTTATTCACTCCTATTGAACTTGAGCCTATTACGGTAGACGGTCGTAGGATTTATCCTACACCTTCGGGTGGTAAGTATCCATCTATTACAACTGTTCTTGGGGTGTGCCCAAAGAAGAAAAAGAAACTAAATGAATGGAAACAGCGTGTCGGTTATGATAAAGCACAAGCAATCTCAACCCGTGCTGCTACCCGTGGCACAAACTTTCATAAGATGGTTGAAGATTTGCTCAATAACTGCTATAATGAGAACAACTTCAAAGGGCAACCCCTCCCCCTTATGATGTTTAAAAATGCTCTTCCAACACTCAATAGAATCACTAAGGTCTATTTACAAGAAGCAGCATTATACTCAGATCACCTAGAAGTAGCTGGGCGAGTTGATTGTATCGGTGAGTTTGATGGTATTCCATCCATCATTGACTTCAAAACCTCAAAGGAAGAGAAGCGTGAAGAATGGATGGAAGATTATTATATTCAAGAAACAGCATATGGTTGTATGTTTTACGAACTATATAATACACGCATCAAACAACTTGTAACTATCGTTGCTTGCGAAGATGGCAATACGCAAGTTGTTATCAAGCAACCAAAAAAAGAATATCTCGATAGACTAATCGAACTACGCGCACTCTACCAGGAAATCTATGGAGGATAATATACTACAGGAAAAATTTATGACAGTTGCAAGATTCTCTTCAGAAGTGGAGACGCTTGTGAACAGTGATTCAATGAGCTATATTGATGCTATCATTCATTATTGTGATATCAATGATATTGAGTTGGAGACTGTGCCCAAGTTGATTTCAAAACCACTAAAAGAAAAACTAAAACATGAAGCTCAACAATTAAACTTCATCAAAAAAACATCTAGAGCAAAATTAATGTTAGTATGAGCGACTTCTTTGATTCAGATATCGTCCGTAACGAGGCGAAAGAAATGGAGTTTCTACAAATGAAAGCAATGGAACTCACCCTTGCTGCTCCTATGAAGGGCAGCAGAGAAGATCAACTTGAATATATTAATGTTGTTCGTTCTCTAGTTGAAAAACAACAAATCTTTTACACTCGTCTCAAACTTTCTGATGATCCTCGCGCAGTAGAAATGTGTGAGCAGATTGAACAAGGTGCTAAGATGTTGTATGGTTGGTGGGAAACTAAAAATGTTATGACTCTTATGCGTAACATGTTAGAAAAACTTGACGAATTCGAAAAAGAAATCGAGGCAGAGGGTTGACACCGACCTCTGCCCGTGGTATGATGACTAAGTGATGAGGTGTCACATAAACCAAATCCAAATTAATCCGAGGTAATCCTATGTCTTTCGCTGATCTTAAGCGTAAATCTCAAAACTCTTTTGCTACACTGACTAAAGAACTTGAGAAAGCAAACTCTACTTCCACTAGCGATGACCGCTTCTGGAAACCTAGCGTTGACGCCGCTGGCAATGGTTTTGCTGTTATTCGTTTTCTCCCCGCTCCTGATGGCGAGGAAATTCCGTTCGTGAAACTCTATTCCCATGCCTTCCAAGGTGATGGTGGTTGGTATATCGAGAACTCTCTCACCACTCTGGGTCAGAAAGATCCTGTGGGTGAGGTGAACCGCCGCCTGTGGAATAGTGGTCGTGATGCTGATAAAGAAACTGCTCGCAAGCAGAAGCGTAAACTGACTTATTACGCCAACATCTATGTGGTGAGCGACAAAGCAAACCCTGAGAATGAAGGTAAAGTATTCCTGTATAAGTTCGGCAAGAAAATCTTTGACAAGATTACTGCCGCTATGCAACCTGAGTTTGAAGATGAAACTCCCGTGAATCCTTTCGATCTGTGGGAAGGTGCCAACTTCAAACTGAAAATCACTAACGTTGCTGGTTACTGGAATTACGATAAGTCTGAGTTTGCTGCTCCTTCTGCTCTCGCTGCCGATGATTCTAAACTAGAATCTATCTGGAAGCAGGCATACTCTCTCCAAGCATTCGTGTCTCCTGATAACTTCAAGAGCTATGAAGAACTGGAGGAGCGTCTGAATCTGGTGCTGGGTATCACCCAAACTCCTGCTGCTGCCCGCGCCGCTCAGGTGACTCGCGTGATGGATGAGGAAGAGGATGAAGAGTTCTCTGCTCCCGCTCCCGTTGCTCGCCGTGAACCTGCCCTTCCTAAGGTAGCAGTTGCTGCTGGAACTGACGATGATGATGACGATGCTCTAAGTTACTTTGCTCGTCTCGCTGAAGAAGACTGATAAGTTGGGGGCATCTGCCCCCTTTTTATTTACCCGAAAGTTTTGTTGTTTTGTCAACGTAAGCTGATGATCTAGAGTATTCCATGCCAGATTCAAATTGCGAAATAAATTCTTGAACGAATTGAGGTTTTAAAATATAAATTTCTCTCTTTGCGTCGTTTAATTTCAACTCATATTCATAGTTCGTGATTGCCGTGATGACACTACTACCATTTACTTTCATAGTAGCACCTGATCCGCTATCATAATAATAGAATTTTCCATCGCTAGGTTTAAGCGGACTGTTAGAGAAAGTAGATTCAACTTTTAATCCAGCTTGTAACACAACTCTACCAGTACTATCTTTTACTTCTCTTGTTTCGTAGTGATGAATTCTATCAGCAGGAAGTGTAGATTGATTGCCAGGAGCATCTTTGTATGTTTCGTTTACCATATCATATAGCCTTGTTTCTGGTTTTGGTAAATCAGAATAAGTATTTAAGATGTTGTTGGTGATAGCGATAATCCAATCATACTCTGAATTCCCATAAAATTTATCTGCTAAAATATCTAACCTGTCGGTATCAATCATGGCATACTTATTGAATAAAGTATTGTAGTTAAAAGATGATTCAGATAACTTGTAACGACGAAAGAAATTTTTGATAAGAACATATTCTGTTTCCGAATATGGAAACGTCAAAGGTTTTTTGTCGTACTCTACGTTGGGTAGTCTGTTAAAGTATGCCATGTTTATCTAAATTTTTCGTTACCTTCGCCAATTTCATCAGCAAAGAGTAGTTTGAGTTCTTTGAAATTAACTTGTAGTCCTAGTCCTATTGGTCTTCCATCTTCAAATGTCATGTATTGTCCCTCGGTAATATAATCAACACTTACACTTGTTATGGCAGATGTTTTAAATCTTGGAAGATAAGGATGTTCTTCTGATGTTTCTCCTCCTTGGTGAAAAGAAACTCTACACACATTAGGAATGCCAATAAAGTTTCTTACATTGGCATTTAAAATTTTAGCAGTATTCCCTTTTGGTGCTGTTGCTTGTTTAAATACTGTAGCAATTTTATCTATCGCTTTTGCTTCTGTTTCAGTTTGAGCAATCATCTTAAATGTGTAACCATGATTTCTTAGTTGAGTACCTTGATATAACAATTCTGTATTTGGATTTGTAATGTATCCACTAACAAGTCCTAGATAATCGTTGAGTTGTAGATTTGAACCAACTCCTGGAGCAGTTGATAATTTTTCTGCTGCTAGTTTTAATGCATCTTCCAGCACGCCTGTAGCAGCACCTGCTGTCATTTTCTTTACAAACTCTCCAATGTTGTTTCCTACTTTGTCTAAATTGGTAATGCCACCAACCGCACCAATAGCAGCAGCTGCTAGTCCAGAAAAAGATCTATCTCCCCAGGTTCCAACAATAGAACTGCCAATATCATTTGGCATAGTTATTATTATTTCATCAAGTTTAGAAGGAGATAATGCGGTTGCGCTTCTATTGTATAATGGACCAGAAGCAGGACCAGTAATCGCTCCCTCACTATATGGTGCCTTGTATTCAAAAAATTTAAATTTTATATAGTCAGAACTACCATTAATATTTTCTGGATACTTTAAAATTCCCATTTACGTTACGTCTGTAATATCTTCTGGTCTTCCGTATCCTTTTATGATACGCTTGGCTTTAATGCGATCATTATATTTTTCGTTGGTTTCTTTCCACACATCAGATGATTTATATGGAATTAGTACTCCACTTCTTTCTCTAACAAAGTGTTCTACTGGTAGTGTAATAGCAGTATCCCATTCATTGATAGAAAGATCCAAAAGGAATCCATCTACATGGTCTAAAATATATTTATGAAGACATGATCGAGGTAAATCAATTCTATCGTCTTTTAACTTTTGTATTGCTATGACTCTTTTTCTTGGTTCTAGGTAGTGAAGATTGAATCCAAAAAAATGATCTGTGTTTGCTTTGATAACATATACGAGAGGAAATGTATCATAGTAAGGAAGATACTTTATCTTTGCTTTGTATTCGAAGAGGAATAGTCTACCTTGTCTTGCGTATCTTCTTAGTCTATTTTGATCTTGAGTTTCCTCATCATCATTTCTATCTCTGCGTTCATCTCTTATTGTTTTGTCTGGATTCTGTTTGTATTCAAGTGCCATCGAACGAACAGTCTTTCTATACCACTGCAAAGACTGTTCTTCTCCATCAGTTTTTTCTTTTACTCTTTCAAATAATGTTTGATATCCTTTTGATTTTCCTTTTGATTCTTTTTTGAATCCTTTTGCCATGCGCTATACCCCCAAGTGATCTTCTGTGAGAATAAGGAACTGCATCTGTCTATCCTCACACCAGTCACTTGCGGCTTCCCATTTCGCTTGGTTCTTTAGAAACGTCAGGACTTTATTTTTGTATAATTTAGTTTGTTTCTTTGCTGGGGGTGGAGGAGATGTTTGATTCTTTGGTTTGATTTCAACAAGATACTTTTTAATTTCATTTGTTTTGGTACGAACTTTAATATAGAAGTCCACATAGTATCTGTGTACTCTACCATCCACTGGGGAACGATAGGGTATCACAACTTCCTCACTGCCCCATTCAATCACACTATTATTTCTATCACAGAAAATCATAAATTTCCTTTCCCATAACGAGCGATAGATTATATTCATAGGGTTGCCCCTATATTTCGTGGGATTTATTGGGCGATAAAATCCCGAGTACGCCATAAATATAAATATAAAACTACTCAAAGGTATTTATAGATGGGAGTCAAAAGTTACCTCGCTGCCATTACTAATGGAAGAGGTATGGCTAGGAGCAACACCTATGCTGTATACTTTGTTTTGCCTCCAACTTTACAAACATATATGGATGACAGGGGGCGTGGGGGAAAGATTAATGCTCCACATAAAGGCAACAACGAGGCATACGAAGTTGGTCAAAGAATTTTATTGATGTGTGACGAAGTTTCTTTGCCAGGCGTTCAATCAAACACTGGTTCGATCACTGGTAGATATCAAGGACAAGGACCAATTTATTATCCTACTTCTCCAATTTATACCGATTTACAGTTATCATTTATGTGTGATGCCGAAATGCAGGCATTTAAATTTTTGTTAGATTGGCATGAGTTTATTTACAATACTACAAATAGTTCAGAAGCAGATAAAACAACTGCGGGTGGTATAAGAAAAGGAGAAAAGGTAAGAAAATTAAAATACCCAGAAAATTACCAATGTGAATTACATATACAAAAACGTGAAAGAAATGATGTAAGTGAAATTGGCGTAACCACGATGGAATATATTTTAAATAATGCTTGGCCTTACTCTGTTGACGCTATTCCTTTATCATATGGATCATCACAATTAGTGAAATGTACTGCTAATTTTTATTACACTTCTTGGGATAGAAAACGTATTCAAGAAAAAGGATTACCTTGGCCTAATCGCGCTGCTCTTGCTAGACGCTAAATAAAATGTAATAATATTATTTCTTTTGGAGTAATCATGGCTTTACCAAAACCACCAGTCCCAACGTATGAATTGGAACTACCATCAACAGAAAAACCAGTTAAGTTCAGACCATTTTTAGTCAGTGAAGAAAAAGTTTTGCTGATGGCAATGGAATCGGAAGACGAAAAGCAAATACAAGATGCTGTAGTTAACATCGTGAAGTCTTGTGTACTTACTAGAGGCATTAAAGTATCAGATTTGGCATCGTTTGATATTGAATATTTGTTTCTTAACATCCGCGCTAAGTCTGTTGGTGAAGAAGTTCAGATGAAGATTACTTGTAGTGATGATAATGAGACTCAAGTAAATTATACTTTAGATTTAAACGAAGTTAAGGTACAGAAAACACCAGAACATACAAACACAATTTTGCTTGATGATACTACTGGATTAATCATGAAATATCCTGGAATGGATCAGTTCATCAAGACACAAATCATGATGAAGAGTTTGAATGCGGAAGAAGTTTTTGATATCATTGTTGACTCTGTAGATCAAATTTTTGTTGGCGAAGATGTATATGAAGCAAAGAATACTTCCAAGAAAGAAATAGAAGAATGGATTGGTGGTCTTACATCAAAGCAGTTTGAAAAAGTCAAAGACTTCTTTGCTACGATGCCAAAGTTATCTCATACATTCACTGTTAAAAATCCAAAGACTGAAGTTGAATCTGAGTACACCATTGAGGGTCTTGTAAATTTTTTCGGGTGAGCATGTTCCATGATAATTTGGCTAATCATTATCAGTCAAATTTTAATCTAATGTACATTCATAAATTTTCTTTGAGTGAACTGGATAACATGCTACCTTGGGAAAGAATTGTTTATGTTACTATGTTAAATCAGTACATAGAAGAACAGAATCGTAAGAACAAACAATGAATCCCGAAGATTTAGATTTACCACAACCACCCGAGGGGATACTTGATCCTCAAATACCTTGGTCTTATGTTAGATCACAATCTCCTTTGTGGAATACTCTAAAGGCTCGCCTTACTGGAAGACCCACAAATGGCGAGCACTATTCTTCGTATGTAAATTTAACAGAAGCAGATGCTGATAGACTGATTGAAAATCTAAAGAAGGATCCTCGTGGTTATCCTTCTTTAGATCAAGAGAGTGGCACTCCTGTTCAGTGGATGGAGAGGCAGCAGAAATATCAAGAGTGGTTGGTAGAAGAATATCTTGAGAAACCATTTCGCAAGAAAATAGATGCGAAGATAGAAGAAGCAGAGATTAATCGTGTAGTTAATCAAAGAAGAGAATCAAAAGTAAAACCAACTACTCCTTTAATACCTACACCAACTACTCCTCCACCACCAGAACCAGAACCTGCGCCAGATCTTATACCAGATATTCCTGAAGAAACTACGGCAGAATTAATTCCTATAATACCCGAACCTGTTGCCGAACCAGAACCAGAGAAACCTAAACCAACTTCACTGAGAGATGAGGATTTAATTTCTCCATACAGAATGCCATCAAATGTCATGAGATCCATGACAAAATATGGAATGGTATTGGATAAAATAGGTAATGAATTATCAAGACAAAACTTTAGATTAGAAAGAAGTTTAGGTTATCTAAGAAGAATAGATGAAGACCTAGATGATGCTAAGTTCTTACTTGAGCAGATGAGTGAGAACTATCAAGAAGCACTTGATGATATTGAAACGGAAGAAAGAAAAAGAGAAGCAAGAAAACAATTCTTCCAGAAATTAACATCTCCATTTACTAGTAAGAAACAATCCACCCAACCAACTACAAAACTAGCAGAGGGTGGAGTATCAACGCTTCCATCTCAAGGAAAAGTTATACCACCAGGAATATATGATAATCCAACGGTCGGTAAGTTAGCACCAGGAACCGCTGTAATTCCATTGAATAGAAATTACGGCAAGGAAATACTCAATCAATATGACAATCAACAATACAATCAAGCACTCGCTGACGTATTAACTAAACCAATTAATGCTTTACTTGGTGCTGCGGTATCAGTATTTGGTTCAGTTCTTCGTGCGTTAGGACCATTTGCTGGTTACTTTAACGTAAACATTCCAAAGAATATAGAATTAATTTCTTCTATTCTTGGATTGTCGCGCAGCGAAGTTATTGAAATGCTGGGCGGTCCTGGCGCTGCTGGCACAGAAGAAAATGTATTTGATTTAAATCGTTTCTATAAATCCTGGCGGATTTATATGAATAACAATCGTCTATTTTTTCCTGGGGCAAGTGGAGTATTTGGTGGACCGCCAGGATTACCATCGGGAGAAATAGCAAAGGACATTGGAACAATTTCTTCGGAGAAAGATTTAAGATTTGTTGGTGGAACTAACGTAGGAAAACTTCCTGCCTGGATACCATTCTCTAAAGCAGATACAAAAAAGATTGGATATGTATCTGGATTTGGTCTTCGTGATGGAAGACCGCATAGTGGTATTGATTTAGATGGCGATCCAGGTATAAAAATCATCACTCCATTCGCTGGTATTGTATTTGATTTAAATCGAAACTGGCCTATTGATGGTGGTGGTGGATATGGAAATTTAATTGGAATTGAACATGATCAACCAAAAATATTTACTTACTATGGACACTTACAAGACGTAGCTGCTAGTCTTCAAATAGGTTCCAAAGTTAAGGCAGGTGAAGTTATTGGTACACTAGGAAATACTGGTAGGTCTACTGGTCCTCACCTACATTGGGAAGTAAGAACACAGAAATACGGTGGGCAAATAGACCCAGTAGAATGGACACATCAAAACAAACCAAGTTTTTCTGAAGGTGGAATTTTAAATACTTTGGGTAGAGTATTACCTGGCACTGGTACTGTAATGGCACCGAAGAGTAGTGGACCAAAAGATATACAAGGCATCAGACAAACTCTATCTGGTTATCAGAATAAATTTCTTGGCATTCCTTTAGGTAAACCTTCTTTTCCCAAAGGAAATATGGGTGAGTATTCTCAAAAAGAAAATAGAAGATACTACGAAAAGACTGGCAAGTATTTTATTCCCACAGATTTTGGTTCAGGATATTTACCAGGCATTCATGGGTTGTATACACCACCAAACACCAAACAACAAGTTAGACCTCAAGGTGCTATCACGTCTACAAATAATCAGCAGTTGGGAAATGCTATACAAAATGCTAGAGATATAACCAACATGTCAGGTGGAGGTGCTTACAAACCATTGGTAGAATCTGCGGCAAGAACATCAATAAAACAACAAAAGAATTATGATGCGTTACGTGAAGCAATGCGAAATGCTGGCATGAAAGGCGCGGATCAAAACATAGACATCTATGGTAATTTAAAGAACAAAGCAAAACCAAAAACGGTTTCCATGACTTTGCCATCTATCAATTCAACACCAAATATAATTTCATCATCATCTAAATCTGATATTGCTTTTGTTTCTATAGACATACCAACTAGTTTTATTATGTCTAGCACTCAAATGAGGAGGATAGCATAACATGTCACTAAATGATATCATTGCTGCTAAGGCAAAACAAAACAGAGAAGAAGCACTAAGTTTTGAACAATCTTTACAGATAGAATTCGATTCTTTGCGCGAGAAGACAGAAGAAAATCTGGAGAGAATAAATGAGCAAATTGATTTGAGAAATGAGGCGGTAGAATTAGAAAATGAGATTGCTAATAAGGTTGGTGTTATTGCGGCAATGTTTTCTAAAACTTCGTTGCTTGAAAATTTATTCTATGCTAAGGTAGAAGAAAAACTATCCAAGTTTCCTAAGAAAACACCAGAAGAATTAATTCCTCCTCCATCACCCCAGTCTTCTCCTTCACCTCCAACAAAAATGGCAAGTGGTGGTGTGGTTCCTGGACAAACAAAACAAGAGAAAAAAGAAAAACAATTACAACCATACGCAGATACATTATCACTGCCATTACAAGCATCTGGTATTGCTGCTCTATCTGTACTCGGTGATTTTATAAAATCATCTGGTTCTTTGGGAGGATTTTTCAAACCGTATCTGAATAGTATTGTAAAACCATTTTCAGTTGCTCTAGGTATTACTGATAGTGTTGTTAATTCTTTGGTGGGTGGACCTGTACAAGCTGCGATGCTTGATTTAAATCAACAGCAAAGAGATTTCGGTAAAACTTGGGGGCAATTTTTAGGTGATGGGGATTTTATTAAAAAGTTTATTGATAGAACAATAGATCCAACCGATCCAAATAGACCGCCAGGATTTGTTCCAGCAAACTGGAAGGATGATCCAGAATTTACAGCAGAATTAAACAGAGTAGCAAAAAAATTCAATATCAATGCCAATGATCTTCTTGCGGTGATGTTAGTTGAAACTGGTGGAACATTAAAACCAGATATTAGAAACCCTAAAAGCGGAGCAACTGGGTTAATACAATTCATTCCCTCTACAGCAGCTGGATTGGGAACATCTACAGATGAACTTGCTCGCATGACTAGAGCGCAGCAAATGAAATATGTGGAAAAATATTTTGATAATAAATTACCGCAAGGTGCTACAGGTGGGCAAATATATGCCGCAGTATTTTTACCAGCATTTATTAAAGAAGATGTTTTGACAGTCAAGGGAGAAGAATTTTATGAAGCAAACGTTGGTCTGGATTATAACCAAGATGGAAAAATTACTAGATCAGATTTAGACGCACATGTAGAAGAGAAAAAGAAAAAATATAAACTACAGGAAGGAGCAAGTATAGGTAAAAATATATCACCAGGAACACCATATTTAATTACTGGACCAGATGGTGGATATGATACCACAATTCTTGGGATGCCAGTTACACTACATGGTTCTGAAATTGTTGTTGAAAGTAGCGAAGGATTTCAGGTATATCCTGTTAAAAATAAACGATATGATATTTTCAAAGATCCCATTGGAGTTTCTAAGAGATGGAAACAAATTGCCTTGGGATCTAATACTCAACGTGTGGATGATTTTTCTGCGGGTGGTTCTGCTGATTTCTGGAAGATTGCTGCTTTAGCTTCAAAAGAAGATAGTTTACATCCACAAGGTCAAGCTGATGTAGCCCAAGCATTATATAATCGTGCTGCTCTGGGATCATATCCTGGTGGCAAATCTATAGGTGCTATTATTACTGCTCCAGGTCAGTATGAACCTACTTTTTATAATGCTGGCGTGTGGGCAGCAATTCGAGATAGAAAATCTGCCATCGCTGCTGCTGGAAATGGTCAGAAAGTTGATATGGCTGCTCAATCTATTACCAGTCCATCATTACAAAGAGAAGCACAGAGATTTATTGGTGGTAGGACAGACTTTCAGGGAGAGAGTCAAAAACCACACATGAAACCAGAAGACGTTACGAGAGGACCGAGATATAATTTTCATGGGTGGTTCTATGATGCGAAATTATCTAAACCAGCACCAGTTCCCAAGATGGTATCATCTCAAACAAGAACACCTTCCGCACAGTCACAACCAGCAAACAAAATTATTGTGAACAATATGTCTTCCTCTGGTCAACCAAATTTTGTACAGCAAGTTCAGAGTGCGATTACCTTTATTCCCAATTTAGTTTTTAATTCTCATAAGTTAAAAAGAGAGTTGGGAATGAGACGTGCTCGATAAATACAACAAGTAGGAGACCTGTAGAGAAATGCCAGCAGAAAATAATACTTTAACAGGTTTTATACTATCTAAAGCTACTCAAAGTAGAAAGGCGGCGAAGAAAAAAGATAGAAGCAAGAAGAAAACATCCAAAAAAGATACACCACAGCAGTCAAATAATTTATTAACGGGTGCTCTATCTTCTGTTACTAATTTATTCAAACCAGACAAAGGAAAAGCAGAAGAGGTAGAGAGTAAACAACCAAGAACTTCTGGTGGTGCTACTGGTCTTGCTAAAATTTTAACTGAAGGATTTGGATCTCTTACAGCAGATACTCTTGGTCTTGCTGGTGGTCTTGCTGCCATAACCAACATTTTAAATCAGCAGTTACAAGCACAATCCTTCACGGCTACTGGTGTACAAGCAATCACAAGTATTCTATCAGATCAACTTGAAAATCAATCTTCTATAGTTTCTGGTGTCAAATCATTGAGACCTGGCGGTGGTGTTGGTAAGGCACCGAAAGCAGTTGGTGGCGGTGGTGGTGGGAAGCGTGGTGGTAACGACGAAAACACTCTTACTGGTGCTCTACTACAGCGTGCTGGGGATATAGGTGTTGGTGCTGCTGTAACGGGAGCTATTAGATCTCTTGTAGTCAATCCTGTCACTGGATTTATTGGCGCTACTCTTGGATTATCTTGGTTAGCAAACGAAGTTACTGGTGTTAATAAAGCGGCTCCACAATACATTGAACAAAAAGTTAAAGAACAACGAGGAGAAGCGGCGCCAATTAGATATACAGATACTCCTTCAGACAAATACAAAGGTCCATTTAGTAATGATTATCCAGTTCCAGGAGCACCCCTTCCCACTGGAATGTTGAAACCAGCAAGTTCTGGTTTAATTAAATATGCTGCTGGTGGCATGACTGGTGGAACGAATAGCATGATAGGAGAAGCAGGCAAAGAAGCAGTTGTAGATTTAAATTCAAGGTCTGCTCGTGATATGTTTAGTGCGAAACCTTCTGCTACTCCTGAGGGAGAATCTGATCCTGGAATGCAAGCATCGGGTGCCTCTACGCTTGCCGTAGTTGATCAATTCATCAAAGGCATGGGACCATTGGGTGCTCCAGTAGCACAGGCGTTGGGACCAGATGTATCTAACCTAGCAAGAACATTTGGTATGTCTCAGACACTTCCAAACATAAAAGTTGGTGGTGGTAGATTCAGAGAAGATGCTGGTGCTAAAAAAACCAGAGATAAGTTTCTTGAGAACCTGATTGCTGGATCGTTGGAGGCATTGGGAGCTAAGAAAAAAGATGAAAAACAAGAAGTAACACCACCAAATCCAAATCCCACAGTAACTACACCCCCAACAGGGGTTACTCCACCACAATCAAATCCATCTAATAATCCCGCATCTCCACCACAATCAAATCCATCTAATAATCCCGCATCTCCACCACCTTCAAATGGAAATCAAAAACCAATGGACGGTAAATATTCCGATCCAATGAGTCAAGAAGGTGCGGCTATACCGAATCTAACAGTCGAAGAAGGAAAAAATTTACAAAATAAGAAAGTAAAACAAAGTTATTTACCTTTCCGCCCAGAATCAAAATGGAATAGAAGTCATCATATATTATTGAACAGTGGCAATGGGTCTTTTGAAATTTGGGAAAAACCAGGAATATTTAATTGGGCACCGAAAATGGTTTACCAAGGAAAGAAAGATGGTGCTGGCAATATACAAAACAATGCTATTGCTATGGAAGCTTTTAATGAAGTCAGAGCTTTTATGCGGGTTCATATGCCAGAGAGTGCTAAAAATACTTTCAAGTGGATATCAGAAACAGATATCTCCAACGCAAAAACTCCTAGAGTTGGAGGTGATCAAGAAAGGGGAGGAACTATCAAACCATCAATGAAAGAAGGTGGCGTTGTCAAGAAACCTTGGTGGGATTTCTTGGGGTGGGTAACAGGTATGAAGTCAGTTGAACAAGGAAAGACTGGCATCTATTCCAATTCTCCAGTGGGCAAACTTGCTGATAGAACAGCAAATACAAATAAAGCTATACAAGAAATGCTGGGCGGAAATTATGAGAAAGGTGGATCAGTAAAACAATCGGGCGTAGCAGATGATGTTAGTGACATCAGGAGAATGATTACTGCGTCACAAATGAGACAACAAGGAAGAAACTTATTAGGAACCGATAAAGAATTTCCTGGTCAACCTGCTGTTGTTGGGAATGATTTGATTCCACGACCAACAGCAACGGCAGTAGCACCACGATCATCTCCCGCCAAATCTGTGCCTACTCCAACAGCACAACCATTTGATGGTTTGGATACTGCTACCATTATAAATTTATATCAGCAAGCTGGACCAGCTCCTATTATACCAGTATCAAATGATGAAGGGCAATCAACAAGTTCTTATGTTGGTGATGCTTTTGGTAGTGGAATAGCTTTTTCTGTGTTGACAATTAATCCTTGGGGGAATTAAAAAATGAACGATTTAAATGCGGTAGTAAAGGAAGTATATATTGAAGGATTAAAAGGTAAGAAGTATATCCTTACTGGTTCAAAACCAGCAGCTCAGATTGAAAGCATTCGTATCTATGAAGGAATTGATATGCCTACCATGGCAGCAGAATTAACATTAATTGATACAGCGACTAACTTGATTGCTACAGCACCAATTGTAGGAACAGAAAAAGTTGTCATAAAAATACAAGTTCCAGCAATTTCAAAAACGGAATACAAGTATGAGTTTGTAATTTATGGCATAAGAAATAGAATTGTTTCTAGAAATACTCAGATGTATATCTTAGATTTGTTTACCATGGAAGCACTTAAGAATGAAGTCCTTCGTATTGGTAAAAAAGTAGAAGGCACTGGAGATACTATTGTAAAAGATATACTAACAAATTATCTAGAAGCGGGGTCTAAAATTAAATCTTCCAACTTTGAAACTTGTAAATATAAGACAAAAGAAATTCCATCTATGAAAAGACCTTTTGACATGATAGCGTCTTTACTCCCCGAGTGTGTATCAAGTGCTGCTAATCCACAACAAAAAGCAGCTGCATCTAAAACAACTAAAACAGATAATACAGGAGCAATAAAATCCGATGTTCCTGATACAACAAAGATAATTTCTGGAAGTGCTGGATATAAGTTCTTTGAAACATATGATGGATACGTTTTTAAATCTATTGATAAGTTAGTATCGGACCCAGAAAAACATAAAGAGTATGCGTATTCAATTGCTCAAACACCAGAGTCAAATACCGAAAACAACACTTACAAAATACTAAATTATTCTTTCGGCAGTCAAGAAAATATTTTACAGAAAATGAGATATGGTGTGTATGGTTCTGTAATTTCTTTCTTCAATCCATCATCATTAGAATACGAAGAGTATAAATTTTCTTTGGAAAAAGAATATCAACAGATGAAACACCTCGGCACTGATGAAAAGATTCCTGATCAGATTAAAAACTTTTCACAATACCCATCGAGAGTAATGCTTCAGTTCTATGATCATGAAACATTCTATTCTGGTTTTGGTATCGCTGACCCAACACAATCTTCTGGCGGGCAAGCAACACCATATCCAGACTTCAAAAAACAATGGATGGCACAATCTATTAGCAGAAGTATGATAATGAAAAATCAGGTACTAAATATTACTATACCATTGAATTTAGAATTAAGAGCGGGCGATAAGTTAAAAGTTAAGTTACCAAATCAATCTCTCGCATCAGAAAGAGAGAAAGAACTTTTTGATAAAGCTAATAGTGGAGTTTATTTAATTAGTAAAATATCTTATGAAGTTCTAAGAGATAATAACGTAGGACTTGTTGCCGTTTCAAATGTGGAATTAATGCGAGACAACTTAGGTAGTTAAGATGGAAAACATTCACAAACATATTGAACACGACAAAAAAATAATTGATGATGCTTTAGTGTCATCGCAAGCAAGAAGACATGCTGAAGAAGAATTAGAAGCACTAGAAAAATTTCTGGAGAGACACCCAGAAACTCAGCACGACCCAACCCCACTTGAATTATTTTGCGATGAGAATCCAAATGCTTTAGAGTGTAGAATTTATGATAACTAATCATGCTGTTACCTGAATTAAACACACCAATTGGATTTGCGGGTAAAGATGGATTCTATTGGTGGATTGGGCAAGTTGAAACAGACAAAGACCCAAAGGCATCTTTTAGATATAAAGTAAGAATCGTAGGGCAACATCTAAAGAGTTGTACATCTGTTCCCTATGAGGATTTGCCTTGGGCTACTGTGCTAATGCCAGTGACACACACATCAAGTGAAGGAAAGAGTAATCATTCTCCTGTAAGATTACAGAAAGGTGATTGGGTAATGGGATTCTTTCTTGATGGTGCTACTGGACAACACCCCGTCATCATGGGGCAGATGGCAAAGGTATATAATTCTTCAAAAAATAAATCAATTGAAACTTCAGTCCCTGCTGATGCTTGTTTATCATATCAACGTTATGTTCCACCAACAAACCCATCCGTAACGTTGCCAGCTGGAGCACAAGACGCAGCAGCGAATCAAACAACAGGAACCGCCACAACACAACTACCACCATCAACTCTTGCTGCTGGAACAAATGGAGAAAAAACTGTAGGCAATCCAGCAGGTTCTTACTTCTGTGTTGGTGTTGCTGACCCACTGTGTAAGAAAACAAACACAGTTAAGACAAAGATGGAGCAAACGCTCACAGAATTTTTGGGTAGCGTCTCGAAAAATGGTGGGCAGATTGGCACACAAATGTTGAGTAGTACAACAGGGACTGTAGTTGACTATGCTGGAACAGCACAGGGATATATCAGTAGAATAAATGGCATCGCAAGAACATATGTTGAAGCAGCTAAAGCAAAGTTACATTCTCTTTTGAAGCAAGGTGTCAAAGCAGTTGTAAAATTTTTGCTTGGTATTCCATCACCAGAATCGCTCAAAGACCCTAAGACTGGTACAGTTATTAAGAAGAGAAGGTTAGGAGTTCTTGGTAAATTAACCAAGTGGTTGAATGAACAATTAGGAAAACTAAACTGTCAGATTGCTGATCTTGAGGAAAAGTTATTTGATTTCTTGACCAATCTATTGACGAATCTGTTGCTTGAGGCAGTTAACGCAGCAACATGTGTTATTGAAGGAATCATCTCACAAATTTTAAGTCAAATCTCAAGTTTTTTAGAGAGTATTGTATCATCTATTCTCGGTCCTTTACAGGCGTTGCTTGGAATCATAGCAAGTCCATTGAATATTCTTGGAGCAGCTCTACAATTCATCTTTCAACTCCTTGGTATCAGTTGCTCTGGAGCAGGAGAAAAATGTTTAACAGAAGAGCAACTGAAATCCGCATGTAATAAAAGAGCAAAGAAAAAACCTGGAGCAGATAACTTTGCTAAACTGGATGCCTTGATAGATAAGATTGCTTCTGAGGGTGTCTCTGAGTTACAGACAACTTGTGAGGAAGCGTATTCTTTGCCTTGCCCAGAACCTACTACAGCAGTTCCTGGTGGGGGTATTCCTGGCACTCCAACTGGTCCCGTCATACCACCAGAGCCAGAACCACCATCGCCATTCCCAGAGGTGCCAGAGTATGTAGAACCAACAACGCCCACTCCAACAGATACAGTGCCTGCGGCAGTATTCCCTCCAGTGAATGTAGAGGAAGATGAATTTGATACGATTGTAATTAGTGGTGTATCAACAGTAGAAACAAATGTAGACGCTAGAGTTTCTATTGATTTGAAAAGAGAAGAAGATATTATATTGTCTGGTTCATCAACTAATGTATTCTCTCCTGTATCTACTGGCACACCAGCTCCACTGTTGTTTACTTTAATCGCTAATAAGACAAGAGTAACGAGAAAAGAAAACATTGCTTTTACTCTTGCTGTTTCTTCTGGTTCAGTTCCTGATGGAACTGAGTATGATTTCTTACTCTTCGGTAATGTTGAGAGTCGTGATTTTGTTGGTGGTACAACGGTAGGAAAGATGAGAATGGTCGGAAACGTTGCTGTTACTACAGTTACAATTTCTGAAAACATTAGTATCTCCACGGAAGAAGTAGTTACGTTTAGTGTTTTGGGACCAGGCGTGACGGTAGACTTTACAATCTATAATAATTCTCCAGTCACCCCCAAAACTCCAGAAGATAGAGAATTTATTCCACCTACTTTTGGTCCACCTATTGTAGATGATATGGGAAGGATACTTGATATTCCTATCATTGATTCAGGAGATAATTATATTAAACCACCATTCATACGAATCTATGGTGAGGGAAATGGAGCATCAGCATCTGCGGTTGTGGATGAAAACGGGAAGATTGTTAAGGTTAAAGTTGAACGCCCTGGATCAGGTTATGTTCCTAATAAACCATCAGGTACAAACTGTTTCATAGATGGATTCATTGTCATCAGACCAGGATATGGATATACTTCATCTCCAATCATCTATGTAAATGGTGAGAAAACTGTAGCACAAGCAGAAATTACAAATGGATATGTGAGTAACATCAAGATAATAAATAAAATTAAAACCTTCGATGAGTTTCCTACGATAGAAATCATTGGCGGTGGTGGCAATGGAGCACTAGCAATTCCATCTTTCTCTTGCTTAGAGCAAGAATTGTTTGATAGATATACTCAAGGTATCGCTCCATTCGGAACGGCTGAAGTTGTTGATTGTCCCGATGGCAATTGTGATGATTGTACTGTGTAAGAGGTGAAGTAAATGCCAAAGAACTGGTTAGAATTACAGAACGATTTAAGAACAGGAGCACGTAGTCTTCCTAGACCTACTGTAAGCGGGAAGTGCGGTACTGGACTGAGAAACTTTACTCCAGATGTTAATTTAGGTCTTCCAAGTTTAGCAGATGCTACTTCTGGTGTCAATAGTTTTCTTGGAAACATACAAGATGAGATAGACCAGTTTGGTTCTGAAGTGATGGGAGTGCTTCAAGATATTGGAGCATGGATTCCACCAGAACTACAAGGATTTGGAAGTTCTGGTTCACTAAATCCAGAATCAGATGTTCAAGCAAGTAAAGTAGCAGACATAACAAAACTAGAAACAACAACATCGCAAGGTGGTAATTTAATTAAGCAAGAAGGATACAATGAGTTAACTGGTGGTGCGTTCTGGCAAGTGAGAACAGCACAAGGAGCTGGAGTACGTGTAGAACCAAATGGTTCTTTGCTTTTATCATCAGTTAAAAATCCATCAAACGATCCAAATACGGGCAACATGTCCATTCATAGTGATGGACCATCTCAAATTAAAATCAACGAATATCTTGCTATTGAAGTAAACAATGACAATGATGCCTTAGCAGCAGAGAATCCGTCTGTAAAGGGGACAGCATTTTCGTTGGTTGTAAATGGAGACTTAGCAATAGAAGTTAGAAGTGGAAATGTTGCGGTTAAATCTGCTGGCAACCTGACTTTAGCAGCAGCAAAATCATTAGAGTTAAAAGGTTCTGACATCAAATTACTCGCTGGTGGTGGACCAGGAGAAAAAACAGGTTCAGCAAAGCCAGGAGAGGAATATGGTGGATTGATTGACATGCGATGTGGTTCCTATAATAATACAGCATCAACAAAGGTTACACAAGAGTCAGCTAAGTTTATGAAAGTGGATGGAGAATACACTATTCAAATGGATAACGCTGCTTCATCTTTGAACATCAATTCTGCTGGTGACTTGGATATTAATGTCGCTCGTGACATGCTTGAAACAATTGGCGGCAAGAAAGCAACTACAGTTTTAAATACAAACCCTGCTTTAGCAGCTGTTATAGCAACAGCATCAGCAACTCCTCCAATGATAACAGCGAAGGCGGCGTATACAATTAACAATAAGTTTAAAGATATTACTCCAGCAACAACCTCAACACCAGAAATTACCAAACCATTGTTGCTAGTGGAGAATGAATTGTCTGCTGATGGTGGAGTCACATTCAACATCACCAAAGGCGACATAGTGTTTAGTACAAAGGTGGGCAACTTTGCTTCTGGAAATGCCAAGAGTGTTGTAGCTGATATTGTAACACCCATCCTAGACAAAACGTTGGCACCATCTCTAATTAAAATGAATAAACCAGGAATGTATGTTGGTTCAGATGCTTCTACGCTTGCCATGTTTGGCAAAGGAGCAGTTTACATGACAGCGGGACCATATACACCAGGAACGCCACCTACCGCACTAACTATAGGTATTACAGCCGCTAAGATTAATTTAGTTGCTCCAGCAATTTTCTTAAATTAATAGCGATTTCAAAATTGACTTTTAATTACCAAAAGGTCGCAAAAAAAATCTCGGCAAATTTTTGGTCAAAAAAGTCGAGATTGACAGAACGCCTACATACTCGTATAATAGCAATGTGGCGCTTTGAGGTCTGAGTCTTATGAATCTCCAAAATCCTTCCGAATCAGCTCTTGACAAGATCTCGGTTGACCTCTATAATAAAAAGGTAGTCATCCGAGGTGAAGATGGAACGATTATCACTTTTAAATGTGCTACAATCAACGAATTGGTTGAACTAAAGGAAAAATGCGGTAAACTGTTAAAATCGGATAACTTCATTTATCGTTGAGCTCCTTTAGCAATCTGGTGAATGCACCGAACTCATAATTCGCCGTAGGGTTGGGTTCGATTCCCCCAACGAGCACTTGACAGTCTCAGCACCACCTGCTACGATTGTCACATACCACGGGCGAGTGATGAAATTGGTTAGACATCTCAGACTTAAAATCTGACGGGCATTGCGCCCATGCGGGTTCGAGTCCCGCCTCGCCTATTAACGGTAAACTATTATAAATAACTATTAGTTATTGGTTGCCGTTATGTCAAAATCCAGAAACTATACAGACGAAGAGTTTTCTTTGGCTGTGAAAGAAAGTGGTAGTATACGTCAAGTTCTTCAAAAACTTAATTTGAGAGAAGCTGGTGGAAACTATCAATGTGCTAAAGATAGAATTAAAAAACTAAATTTAGACACATCCCACTTTCATGGTATGGCTTGGAGTAAAGGAAAAAAACTTCCCAAACGCCAACCAATTGAATCCTATCTTGTAGATGGAAAACTCGTTCAATCAAATAATTTGAAAAAACGTCTTATCTCGGAAGGATTAAAAGAGCATAAGTGTGAAGAATGTGGTATTACTCATTGGAATGGTAAAATCGCTCCAATAGAGTTAGATCACATAAACGGAAATCGTTATGATAATCGTTTAGAAAATCTTCGTTTGTTGTGCCCTAATTGCCACGCCCAAACAGATACCTATCGTGGTAAAAATACATACACCCACTAAATACAGTGTAGTGGGAAGAGTAATGAAATACACACTTTCTCAATCATATTGTTTTTATATGGGTGAGGTTGTTCGTATGTATTTCATTCAAGGTCTTCCATATACATTTGATGAACTTCCTCAACTTATACAAGACCACCCATCAGTTCAAACAGAAGCTCTTTCTCATCGTGATTATGATGATGAAGATTTGTATGTTTATTCCAATTATTTAATAATGGAAGAAATGCATCCATTGATGTTTGACATAGAAGTAGAAAATCCAGAATTATTGCCTAAAGATGATTGACAAATTTTGTGAATACTTTGAGGGTAATTTTAACAATTGTATGCAAGCAATGTCTCATCCGACAAAGTTTGCTATGATTGAGATGATTCACGAAAAAATTGGTAAAAACCAGTTTCGCTGTACACAACAATATTATGTTGATAAACGAGCGTATCGTAAATCAGTTATTGAGGTCATTCCTCAAGAGTCAACACTTCTTGTGAAAAATTACAAAGAAGAAAACGGTTTGACATATCTCTCTGGATGTGATATACTATTTGAGTTGATAGGTGATGAATTTCACGGCAAAAATCTTTGTAAAACCTGCTTTGTCTCTTGGTCGGGAAAAGAAACTTATCTACAAACACAAAGTATCCTCGGAAACAATTACTACAATGTAATTGATAAGGGATATGATGTAAATACTGACGAACATATATGGGGTAGCTTTAATGGGCAATTCCAGTTCGTCAAATCTTAGAATTGATGAGTGGTTGGCAGGAGGTAAAAAACCTGGCAAAATAGCATTGAGAGAATATTTGACAAAAACACATGGTTATAAATGTTCATGCTGTGGAATTACTGAGTGGAATAATAATCCAATCAGTTTAGAAATTGACCATGAAGATGGTAACCCTTATAATGATAGTCCTAGCAATCTTAGATTTATCTGTCCAAATTGCCATTCTCAAACTCCTACTTACAAAAGTAAGAATAGAGGTAATGGTAGGGTAGGCAGACGAGAGAGAGCAAATAAAGATTATCACAGACAAGCCCTTGTAGCATAACGGTTACTGCATCCGCCTTGTAAGCGGAAGATTCTCGGTTCGATTCCGAGCGGGGGCTTTTTCACTCTCAAACCTTGACATGGGGAAGTAAAAATGCTATAATAAAATCTCCTTCCGTGTGAACGAAGAGCTTTGTGCTTTAATAAACCTGAGGGCCGACCTCAGGTTTTTTCTTATAAATAACTCAGAAGAAATAACCATAGTTACGGGTAACTGAGTAATGCCATTAACGAGATTAGATAATCTACTTTCAAGTAAAACTGGTAAGTATCTTTATGTTTCTCCTGACGACTTTAATGCTACAGATGCGTTAGACAACAGAGGAAATTCGCCAACAAGACCATTTGTAAGCATTCAGAGAGCTTTTCTTGAAGTAGCAAGATTCTCGTATTCTCCAGGCATTGATAATGATCGTTTCGATCAATTTACGATCATGTTGTCTCCTGGTGTACACCACATTGACAACCGCCCAGGCATAGAAAACGTAGCAGATCTCCCTGTTTTTCAGTATAATCAAGCATTGGGAGAGTGGGAAACAAACAGTAATGTAAGCTTTAATCTAAGCGATTCCAACAACATCTTATACAAGTTTAATGGACGTGATGGTGGTGCTACAATTCCTAGGGGTACATCTCTCGTAGGTATGGATTTGCGTAGAACTCAACTACGCCCACTTTATGTTCCTGATCCCGCTGACAAAGATGTTCCTCGTTGTGCTCTGTTCAACGTAACAGGTGGTTGCTATTTCTGGCAGTTTACCATTCAAGATGGCGACCTTTCTTCTAATTCTCCTCTTTACGATGCCACTGCTGGTATTGGTAAAGTTTACACTCAACCAAACGACACTGTAACTAAACTCGTTCCTGAGTTTTCACACCACAAGATTACAAACTTTGTTTTTGCTGATAGACAGGATCTTGGTCTTCTTTATAGAAAAATCTCGCATGTTTTCAGTGATTTTCAACCACCTATTGATGATGTATATGTAGAAGGTCAAACTCTTCCTGTAACAGAGTATTGGTCTTCCACTACCACTTATACTGCTGGAGATAAAGTTCTTTATAATGGTCAAGCATATCAAGCTTCCTCATCTTCAACAAATTCAGTTCCATCAACAAATCCAAATAAATGGACGTTGATGGTTATTCGTAATAGAGAATTTGATTTTAGAGTACAAGAAAATAGAATTGTTGGTCCTCTACAGGATGCTATTCGTCTTGATGAGGTGAGAGTTGATGATTCTTCTCCCGCTGGTATTGCTACATTAACGGTACGCACGAAAATTAATCATGGATTTTTTCCTGGTCAATATGTTGCTATTACTAATAATGGTTTGAATGACACTTTGAATGGTGTTTTTCAAGTTGCTTCAATCAGTCCAACAGATCCAAAAGTATTTACTTACAGAGTACCCGCTACAGCGACTGGATTGGGACTTGTTAGCGGCACAACGTACACAGCTGCTTCATCTCCTGCGCTTGACACTAACGCCACCGTACAGGCGGAGGTGGATAGCGTAGAATCAGCATCACCATACGTCTTCAACGTTTCGATTCGTTCTACTTGGGGTATTTGTGGTATCTGGGCGGATGGTAAGAAAGCCACTGGATTTAAATCCATGGTTATCGCTCAGTATACGGGTGTTTCGCTACAGAAAGACGATCGTGCGTTCATTCGCTACGATGAGTTCAGCAACACATGGAATCAGGCACCCCTAACTGATGCGTTTGCTACAACTCCGTATCACATCAAAGGTGACGCATACTGGAAAGACGATTGGAGAAACTTCCACGTTAAGGCATCTGATGACTCCTTCATTCAGTGCGTTTCGATCTTCGCTGTAGGTTTTGCTGATCACTTCCTGATGGAGTCTGGCGGTGATATGTCTATCACCAACTCCAACTCAAACTTCGGTAACACTTCTCTACATGCGATTGGTTACAAAGGTTTTGCTTTCAACCAAGACAAGGGTGGATACATTACAGATATTATTCCACCTAAATCGTTGTCTACATTGAAGACAATCAGAAAACAATATTATACATTTGATGTACCTCTAGTAAGAGGCACTTCGCTAAATCCAAACTCAACTAGACTTTATTTGGGCGCAGAAGATGCTCGCAATCCCGAAGACCGTCCAGCAGCTTCTATTGACGGTTATAGACTTGGTGCTAAGCGAAACGAAAAAATCTTTGTAAAATTAGATGCTTCTGGTGCTAAATCAGCAGATTTGATTCATTCTGGATTTAAGAAGTGGACAGCATCTCTATCTACTTTAAATCCTACTGGTGTTGGTTTTACGGTTGAATATAATCTTAGACAAGACGCCGCTAATTTAATTGATTCTAATAAAACATTTATTCAGTCTGAAGCATTTGGATACATTTTAGAGAAATATCCAAATCTTCAAAATATTCCTTATGTAAATCCAAATATTACAGCAGAAACTGGTCGTTACAGAGACGCAAGCAATCTAATCAAGGCAAATCGCCAAGAAATCATTGATTATGCGTTTTCACAAATGCAAACCGCTTTCCCAGCGTTTACTGTTCCTGGTGGAGTTAATGCGAACGAAAAGTGTAAGCGTGATATTGGTTTTATTGTAGATGCTATTGCTAATGACTTATACACTGGTGGCAACTCAAACATGATTGATGCCACAAAGGCATACTTCACATCAACAGGTACACCACTTACAAATGGTCTTGCTGGCGAAGAAACACAGTCTATTTTCGCATTCAACAGAGCAAAAGATTGGTCTAAGAAAGCGATTTCAAACTTATTGACAAATACATCGCTTCTCAATTCCCCAACACTTTCTGCTTCTGGCACTACTATTACTGTAACAACTCTTACACCACATAATCTACAACCAAATCAATCTGTAACTGTTGGTGGTGCTACACAAACAGCATTTAATGGAAAGTTTCAAGTTCTTTCCGCTGGATTGACAAGCACTCAGTTTAGATATACCGTACCAACAGCTCCTGGCGTAACAAATGCCACTGGTGCTATTTACGTCTCCAGAATTACGATTGACCCAGTAAATGATGACGCAAATGTTGGCAGATTTAAAGATGGCAGCAAACTAATTACTGCTAATCGTCAAGAAATTATTGATAAAGCAGCTGCTGAAATTGCTGTTCAGTTCCCCGATTTCTATTATCCTGGCGATCCACAAACAACATCAATCTCTCGCTATAAAGATGCTTATCGTCTAATTCAACAGAATAAGCAAGAAATTGTAGACGGAGCATACGCAGAAATTGCGATTCAGTATCCTAGTTTCACAAATCCAAATCCAGTTAAGTGTAAGCGTGATATTGAATTTTTTATTGATGCTGTTTCTCTAGATATTTCTCAGGGTGCTGGCAACGTATATACACGTAAATTCCTTCAACAATATTTCACTAATGCCACCACACTACTTCCAAATGGACTGGCAGGGGAAATTGATCAGTCAAACGTTGCTTTTGTAAAAGCACGTAATTTGATGAAGGCTGCGTTGACCAATCAATTAACAATCAAAGATACTACTGTTACTTCTGGACCAGCAAATTATAGAGGAACTGGTGGTAACATTCCAAACACAAGTCCTAATTCGTGTGCTGACGTAAGATTAGCAATTGATAGTCTCACTTTTATTGTTACTTCTAATTTAAGCGCAGGAAACATTACAAATCTTGTTGCTGAACAAGTTTCTACTGTTATTCCAGCGGGAGAACTTAAGTGTAAGCGTGATATTGGTTATATTGTTGATTCTATCGCTCAAGATCTTTTCTGGGGTGGAAACGAGTTTACTGTTGGAGCTGTTAGGGAGTATTTCACGCAAGCAGGTACACCAATTTCTAATGGATTAGTTGGTGAATCGGCAGAATCTGTTGTTGCTTTTAACAAAGCAAGAGATTGGTGTAAGAGAGCTCTTACTAACCAACTTTACACAAAGAATCTTGCTTTATCAACTGGTCCAGCAACTGCTGGTGGTTCTGGTGGCAATGTTTCCTACAATGCCTCTGGTAACGGTGCTACTTGTACAGATGTACAATCAGCAGTAGATTCTTTATTCTCAATTGTTACTAGCGTTGTTAATGCGGGCAGTATTTCTGGTCTTCCTGCTGTAGATAATGGAGATTGGGATTGTGCTAACGTAAGACAGACGATTGATACTCTAACAAATATCATCACTAGCACTATTCTTGCTGGTAATTTGAATAATCTTCCTGTTAGAAATCTTGGTCCTTGGTCACAGGTAAGTGAATCAAGTAAGTGTAAGCGTGATATTGGATACATTGTAGAAGCTATCACTTCTGACCTAAGATTAGGCGGAAACGTTAATACAATTAACGCAGCAGAATCATATTATACAGGAAATAATTTAGATTACATTGAAAATGAAAAATTAGAAACTCTAGATGCTTATCGTTATGTGAGAGATTTGGCGATTTCTTCGATGAGAAATCACAATACATATCTTCCAAACGCAAGCACAACATCTGGATCGCCAATCGTTACGGTGAATAGCACTGTTGGTCTTGTTGTTGGTATGAGAGTTCGCAGTGTTAATGCGATTCCAACTTCTTCTAGCAGCACAATAACATATACAACAACAATTCCATCAACCGCATATATTAAAAAGATTGGCGATGGTGTTAATGGATTGGCATCAAATCAAATTCAACTTGGAACGCAAGGTAGTAAGTTAAATTTTGGTTCTACAGTAAATGCTACTGCCACTGCTACAAATGTCAATCTTTATGTTGAATTTACGCAGGGAGTTTGGACAAATACACTAACACCATCCACCGACTCCAGTGTAATTCAAGATTACAACTATTTAACTGCTGGAGACCCAGCAACAGGAGCTCCAGGTGGAGAGTGTGCTTCTACAGCAAGTACGATTGTTAACTTCTATCAGATTCTATCTACTATCATTAATAGTGGTGTTGGAACTGTTCCTAGAGTTGGTTCTTCTATTAACACAGGTGCTTTAGCACAAAGGGCAACTTTATTTACTTTAACAGAATCTGATAGCACTGGATTGCCAACATCCAACCCACACCAGCTAGAGACAGGAACTCCCGTTAGACTTGTTCCAAGAGCAAGGTCTGGAGTTAATGTAGACAAACGATTAATTCGTCTGCCAAAAGGATTTGATACCAATACCGTATACTATGCTATTGCTCCTGGTAGAATCACTGATCCATTTAATTATTCCACAATTGGTTCATTTAATGGATCTAATCAACAAAATTTATTATTAGCAACCAGCGAAGAAAATGCTGCTGCTGGTATCTATATCTACTCATCTGAAACAGATGGTATTGATGCCAACGTAGAAATTGATGTATATCAGTATGTTCTTGATGTTAACTACGATTTACATCAATATCAAACTAAAATCGCTGCTGGTTCCAGTACAATTCTTGAAACTGATAGACCACATGCTTTTGACAGACCATCAACAAACGTAGAACCACAGTTAGTATTCTTCCGCGTTGGGTCTGATATTACTGGATCTTCACTACCAACACTATCATCTCAGTTTGGCGGAACCACTATTTCTGGCAAAAATCTTTACTTCGTTCGTTATGTAAATGCTAGAAGATTTACTATTCACGAAACATTTGCGAACGCTCGTGATAACATTGCTCCCATTTCTTTCCAACCAGGAAGTACTGCGGTATTCTATACGTTCTCCAATAAGCGTAGATCTCCTCTAAGATATGATCCTAAGATTGGTGCGGCTGCTACTGATGGATGTTGGTATCTAGAAACTCTATCTGCTGGCAACACGATCATTCCTAGAATGAAGCAGTCGGATTATGCTGGTAGATTGAGAACTACTGATTCATACTTCGAAAGAATTGAGGATAACAGAACCAAAGAAGATAGAGTATATCGTCTTCGTTATGTTATTCCTAAGAATCTCAAGACAGTTCGTGATCCAATCAGAGGATTCGTATTTAAGATTCGTACAGATGAAAAGAGAAGACTATTACCACAAAGAATTCTTCTTAAACCAACATCAACAGGAGCAGATACAGCAACGTTACTCGCTCCAGTATCGGGAGAAAGACTTGGACTCACAACTGCTGAGCAACTTGTACTGAATCCAAATTTTGTATCTACATATGATCCATCTGCCTTTGGCAATCCAAAGAGACTTGAGACAACTTCAAAAGTTGCTTTTACCGTTCAATCAGCAAGAAAAGTTTCTGTAAATAATAAAAATTATTTACAATTAACTGCTTTTGATATTGGAATTGATGCTGAAGCCTACAAAACAAAACTTTTCACTACAGTAAAAATTACTTCACCAGAAGGTGGTAATGGTGTCTTTGTCTCAAGCATTCCTAATTCAAACAGCACTAACTTAATTTCTTGGTCTGGTAACTGCTCTGGTAGTGGTTATGTACATGGATATTTTGCTTATAATAATAATTACTACATGATCTTAAAGGATCTCACTGGTAATTCTACGCTTGATTATAGCAGCACAACACCTACGGTCTTTACACAAGGTTCTGTAACTGCTACACTTATAAGTGAACCAAACGATGGCAGATCAGATACTACTAAGTATCCATATGTTGTTGAGGGAGCAAACGTTTATACATTAACTCCTGGTGATAGAATAAATGACGACAATGGTGTTTCCTACACGATTGCTAGTGTGGAAGATGTTTCTGATATGGAGAATACTTTCTACATTTTTGATATTAATACCATTCGTAGAAGAATTCCTGGTCAGCAAGACGGTGTATATTACTTGACTTGTGTGAGAGGTAATATTTCTCCATATCCAACTGGTTCGGGTGTTGGCGAAAACTTTAGAAACTTTAAGTTCTCACAACCAATCTCTAAGTTGTATCCAGAGTTCTATAAGAACGATCCAGAATGGTATAAGGGTGTAGATTTAACAACTACAACGCTTTCTGATCCACCTCCAACAGTATCTACCGCAGACAACTATATTCATGGTCTAGTAACTGTAAACGATGCTAAGAATAGCTTGACCAAAGAGATGGTTCTTGACTTCGTTCAGGATTCAGGCACTGGTGGTTATACATTTAATGGTACATCTACTATTCAAGCACAGTCTGGTACAGCTTCTGCTGGTTCTGAAGGTAGAAGAATTCCTATCAATGGAACTTCTCAGTATCCAACAGAAGGAAAACTTTATGTAGAACTTCGTCGTCCATCTATTGCTCGTTCTGGTAACCACACATTTGAATATCTTGGTTTCGGTCCAGGTAACTACTCAACTGGTTTCCCAGCAAGACAGGAAATCATTCTTACTGATGTTCAGGACTTCTACGCTCAAGCGAAGAAACAAGATGCTGGTATTGTATTCTATACTGGTCTAAACTCAAACGGTGATCTTTATATCGGTAACAGAAAGATCAACGCTATCACTGGTGAAGAGACATTCCTAGAGTCTGCTAAACTTGTAGAGTCTACAGATGAAGCTGACGTAATTGGCGGTCTTGTTACTACATTTGATACTGCTGTAACCTTTAACGAAATTATTACAGTCAATGGTTCTGAAGGCAAAGCAGAAAGTTTCTTCAATGCTCCAATTGTTATTAATAACACAACTGCTTTTGGTTCGGTAGAAAACTTCCCATCACTCAAAATTGTGACTGGTGAAGGAACCGTAGTTGGGTATGATCCATATCTCGAAGTAAATATCGCACAGCAGAAAACTGGTGATATTATTCTACATCAAGGAAGACTACAAACAACAGTTGTTGATTTAAATCCAAGAGGATTACAAGATTATCAAATTATGACGGCGCTATCGAATAGAACGCCAGACCTTGCTAATACTTTTGGAATAAGCACAAGTGGTCCTTCACAGTTACAAAACACCAATTTTGGTACTAAATTTCCTCTAGCATCAGGACTAATTCAACTAAAAGGCAATCAGACATTATTCACTGGTTCTCTCGGTTGGATCTATGCGAATGATTATATTCGTATCGAGAATCGTTCTGGTGGTGGATTTAACGCTCAGATAATTGGTATTCAGGGCGCTGCTTCTGGTACTATTGTTAGATTGACGTGGAATGTTGGTATTACTAACACAGCGTTACAAATTTCTTCTTCTTCACAAATTCGTATCACTGGTGCTACGGGTGCTCTTGCTCCTCTCAACGGTGTATGGCCTGTTTATAGTACGGTTGGCATTCCATTTGTTCCTACTAATAACTTTGTTAATATTATTGTTAATGCTAACTTACCACTTTACACTGCCATTCCTCTTCCAAATAATGGATATCCAGTTGATGCGGTAGCACAACCAAATATTGTAATCGAGAAATCGAAAGCAGCATTTAAAGAGTTTGGTGTTCTTGGATCTGAAGCGATTAGAACAGAAACAGAAACAATTGGTGATTATAAGTTAGGTATTAACACTGTAGCACGTTCTGCTCACAGCGCCTATCAAACAGCATTTGTTTCTGCTGAAACAACACCAAGAGCAAACCTTGATGTTGTCGGTACAGCATTTATCAGTGGCAAGAAGATTCTTTCGTATCTCACTGAAACTGGAACAACCAAGACGCAAACAAATAGAGATGACGCACTCGTTGTAGGTGGCGATAGTGCTAACCCACTCACCGCTGCCGCTACTTTAAGAATTTCTACCAATAATAACGGTAGAGTTGGTATTAATGTAAACAACGCAGATCTTGATAGAACTTTAGTTGTTTCTGGAAATGGTAGAATTACTGGTGACTTTAGATTCCAGTCGGATATTGAAGTTAATGGTGGCGATATTAC